ACCGGATGGGCGCATATGTCCGATCTTAAGTTGCAGAGTTATATTTCTATTCATGCAGAGATTCATGCCCTTTGGAGGGCTAACCCTAAGTTCCTTGAAGGAGCAGATTGTTTTCTTGTAACTCTATCTGCCAAGAGTAAGAATCGCACTAATAGCAAGCCCTGTAAGTCTTGTATGGCCCACCTTTACGATGCGGGTATTCGTAAGGTCTATTATTCTGTAAGTAATGATGAATATGGCGAGATTGATTTTAGGCATGGTTTTCCTGATATCAAGATGATTAAGGCTCGCACGGCAGAAGATTGGAGTAATAATTAGATGTATGACTATCTAGTGGTTGGAGCAGGATTATTTGGAGCAACGTTTGCTCGCATCATGACCGATTCTGGAAAAAGTTGTTTAGTAATTGATAAGCGAGAGCATATTGGCGGCAACGTATATACAGAAAAGCATGAGGGCATTCATGTTCATAAATATGGTCCTCATATTTTTCATACATCAAATCAAGATATTTGGGATTTTGTAAATAAATATGCAGAGTTTAATAATTATACTCATAGGGTTAAGGCATTCTATAAAAGAAAATTTTATACTTTACCTTTCAATTTAAAAACATTTAATGAAATTGCTAATGCTTCTAGTATTAAACAATTGCAAGGTTGGATTGAACAATGGAACGAACTACCAAACAAACAATCTAATTTAGAAACTTGGGCAATATCACAAGTAGGTCCAGAAGTTTATAAAACGCTTATTAAAGGCTATACAGAGAAGCAGTGGGGCAAACCTCCGTCAGAGTTGCCAGCAGATATTATTAAACGTCTTCCTATTCGTATGACTTTTGATGATAACTATTTTAATGATACTTATCAGGGTATCCCAGTAAACGGATATACAGATATGATATCTAATATTCTTAAAGATATTCCATATCTAACAAATATGCCATATGCTCATCATCTTAAAGAATTGGCTCATAAAGTCGTTTACACAGGACCAATTGATGAGTTTTTTGATTATGAACTGGGTAAACTTGAATATCGTTCATTAGATCTTGTAAATGAAGTTTATGAGTCTGAATATTATCAAGGTTGTGCCCAAATAAATTATACAGAAAAGTTTATTCCTCATACGAGAATTGTTGAGCATAAGCATTTCTACCCCGGACTAAAAACAGACAAAACAATCATTACTAGAGAATTTCCTACAAAGTTTGGCGAACCTTATTACCCAATAAACGATAAGAAAAACAACGATCTATATAATGAATATAGAAAAATGGCTAAAGTAAAAGCACCAAAAGTTATTTTTGGAGGTAGGCTTGGCAACTATAAATACTATGATATGCATCAAGTTATTGGACAAGCAATGAAATATGCTAAACTAGAAAAAGAAGAAAAAACGAACAATTAAATAGTGGTTACTTGGGGATGAATTAGTTTCGACCTATAGAGAAGCCAAATCAATCAGCGGTTAGTTACCTCATAACTCCTGCTTGGATAAGCAAATAAACATAAATGGCAACTTAAATGAAGTCATCGTTCCAGACACTTTCCCCGCCTCATGGGTAGAGGAATTTGCTGGAGTAGCCGCTTAGTCTACAACTACTAAGCACAGTAGTAAACCGAAGTACAATGTAGTATAATATGCTGTATAAGTTGATTTGAGGGAACTATATGGGACACCGGGGCAGAGCCGGTCATCTCCATACAACGCGGGGTGGAGAAGTGGTTATCTCGTCGGCTTCATGCGTCGAAGATCGAAGGTTCGAATCCTTCCCCCGCTATATGTTACATAACAAAAATAAAATTAAGAAGGCCCGCATAAAGCGGGCCTTTATTTTTGGGTTAGTAACACTAATTGCAAACTTACTATATAAGAAAGGAGTAGTATATAAGAAGATGATAGGACAGTTTATTATTATTTATAGCGCCGCTTTGCTTGACATACTGTATGGTGCTGCTGCTATAATACATAAAGGAAAGGATGAATAATGGAAGTATGGATTAGAGATAATGAAAGTGTGGCTCTTTTATATAGAGTCCATGAAGAAGAGCGCACAATGTTTAAAGAATTTGCATTTGATTTTTACCAACGCTCACCCCTCGGATGGGTAAAAATTGGCAACACGCATAATTTTTCATCAAAAAAGACCGCCATTAAAAGTTTGTCTAGAATGGGTTATCAGAAAGATCCTGATCAGAAAGATCTATATCCAGTTGGGGATCTTCTTTCGCTATAAGAAGTTCAAGAGTTTGCTCTGATTCTTCCTCTACCTCTCTCATTATGGCTAAAATATTCTCTAAAGAAAAATCTATCTGGTCGTAAGAGGGGTTTCCAATAGATAGATGCATAATTTTTTTACACCATTCTATTGCCTCTTTAACATTATAACGATCAGATAGTTCCTTCTTAATACAGCGTGGGGGACGAACTCCAATAAAAAATGCATGAGTTCCTTCTTTGTCTTTTAGAAAGTCCTCAAGCATATCTGCTCGTATTTCTTCTGTTTGGTTATTAGCAAAAGAAGAGATGAGTAAGTTGCCCTTACCCTTTGGTTCAATAAGATAAATACCTTTTTTATCTTCTATACTAAGTATTTGTTCTTCTATTTCTTGAAAAGAACCATATTTAATAATCACTATTACATTATATCATGTTTTAATAATATAATTCATTACTAGATAGGGTGGCATATTTGTGTGAGAAGATCCCCCACCAGTATTATTAATTGTCACATTTGCGTATCCAGTATTTGTTGTTAGCGACCCGTTTGCTCCATAAGTGGCAACATCAAATGCTCCAGTATCACCACCACCTAAACTATCACCACCAGCACTTGTTGGGTATGTATGAGTGTGACCAGAATCTGTTGCAACGTGAGAGTGAGAAGGTATTTGTGTTACATCAAGAGTAACATTTTCTGTTCCTCCAGCATCTCCTTCTGACCTTCCATTTCCCGTACCGATAGGCATACGAGTAGAAAGATCTGGAACATTAAAGGCAGTACCACTACCACCATAATTGTATTGAACAACTGCGAATAAATCTGGGTAATCTGCTGTACCGATAGATGCTCCATCGCACAATAAGTATCCACTAGGGGCAGAAGTTCCCGCATAAGGTAAAACGGCTCCTACTGGGTTAGCGTAACTATTTAAATGGTTTAAATTGTCTCTTACTTCTGTATTCCACATTGTAACGGTTAAAGTTCCGTTACCAACGGCAGTAGATGGTGTTGTGTAACTCATTTTTGTTCCTTAATATTTATCCTAATCATTACCAAAAGTAGACTCATCAAATATAGCCTGATCGAATATAATTCCTTGATTTGTATCTTCTGTTGCTGAAAAAGAATCGTCAACAGTAATTGATCTGCTAGACAATTCTCTTAATCTCCCCATCTTTGCATAATGAGGAATTATTTCATATCCATATATCCAAGCGTTTGTTGTGTATGCTCTTGCTCTAACTTTTAATTTATTATATTCAGAAATTGCTGCAATATAATCCTTATTTATTTCATTTTGATCAAGAACTTCTTGATGGATAGAGATATTATCTATGAATATAAACGGGTAGTCTGGATTAAAACTATTAAAAGTATTATGAGGAATAGTTGCTGTTGGTCCCGGTATTTTTAATTTATAATCAAAAATTAGATCTGATGACAAGTTTTCATTAGCGATCAAATCTCCATCCCAGTATAAAGTTAAAATACTTCCGTGATAGTCATATGTAAAACATGCTGTATGCCAATTTTGATCGTTCCAAGTAGGAACAGTTGCAGTTACTGTTCCTACATTATTAGAAGTAAAGACTAAATTGTTTGTATTTTGAATTGAGAAAGACCAACTATTTGTATCAGAAGCAAGAGCATCTTGACAAGAAAGAATTGTAATATCATTATTAATTGTGTCTGTATAAAATCTTATTGAACCAGTTATATTTGTTGCAGAACCCACTCCAATTCCAAATATTTCTCCTAAAGTTACAGTTCCTCTTGTTTCTAAATAACTTTCAGTACCTCCATAAATTGCAATTGCTTTGTTATTTTTAAACTTTTTAACACTTTCAGGAATATAATAATCATTTGCTCCAACAGAACCTACTCCAGAAATTGCAATTGACTCTCCTGTTGGAGATAACCAGCCGGGAGTATTCACAAGATAGTCATTTAGGCTACCAATACTTGTTGTTATAAATTCTCCAACCGTATAACTAACGTCGTCTTTTGGCAGCACATATCCAGCATCCCCTGTATTAAATTCCCAAAGTATATAAGGATTTTTATTAATGATTGATGTATAGTAATTTTGAGATGCAAAATTGATAGATTTGTATTCTCCATTGATTGCATCTAAAAATGGAACATAAGTTCTTCCGTCGTTATTTGATGCTTCCCATTCTACTGCCTCTAGCGTTAGTTGAACATCTTCAATCCAAAAATATCCATAGGGATCTGTAATGGGTGGGATAGGTTCTATTTCTCCATAATGACCAATTTCTAAAACAAATTGATTATTATAAAGCACATTAGTTGATAATGGAATATCAACTTCATTCCATTCGTTTGGTACAAGATCGGGCAAATCTTGAAGATAAAGAACTCTTGTTTTATTTTCGTTCCAAAATACAATTCTAAAATCTCCAACATTTAATAAATCATTAAATCTTATTTTTGTTTTAAATATAAGTTTTGAAAAATCATTAATTTTTAATTTTGACTTATATTGAACAGCAGCAATTTTTGCATCTTCTTTTTTAATAATTTTAAGAGATTTTGATCTATAAAATATATTTGTATCTTCTTCTACAACAACATCATCAATATCTGCATTTTGTGGATTTGCAATAAAGCCGCATTCTGTTTTTCCTGAAAAATTAAAATTGTTAGTATTTTGTACTCTTTCAAAATCTTCAATATTTCCAGATAGTAATTCAATATCTGGAACAGAACTTGAAAATAAACTGACTGCTTTTACAGGACTATAAGAATTAAAAGTTTTAGATTCATATTCTGCAAGAACTGCTTCTTTTGAATAAATGTAATCTACATTAAATCCACCTACTTCAGAAGGTTTAAATTGATATCCTGCATACCCTTTACCATAATCATCTAAATCTATATCTAAGACTTTGCCTCTAAGCCAAGGATTAGAAATATTTTGTTTTCCTGTTTCAATAATTCTTTCTTTTACAAAACCAGAGCCATCTTCACTTGAAAATAATATTGATTCCCATTTATTTCCAACAAAGTTTGTTACAAAAAAATAATCTCCTTGCGTTATGGGTTCGTCGTGGATAATATTAAAAACTTCATTATCTAAATTACCTAAATGGTCTTCATACATTTTAATTTCTATATTATTTGATGTAATTAACAATTTAGAACGTAAATATGAATTAGCGTCTGCTGCAATCGTAGGATAAAAAGCAGTCCCGGGATATACACCGCTGGTACTTGGATAAGTAACACTACCACCACTAATAGCCGCTGTTCCAAAAATAAAATCAGGATTTACTCTCCCAAACATGGAAAATTCTGTTGTTCCAGAACTCGGCGCAGTCTGCAAACTAATTTTTGCAACATATGTAAAATCTTTAACTTTTAAACCATTTTGTATTAAAACAGGCATATCATTTTGAGATACAGTGGGCCAAGTTTCTCTACTCAAAACTCCAGTTTTATTATTTACATTAGCATAAGAGTGTGAATATGTGGTTGGAACCATTTTTAGTTGACCAGTTCTAAATACAAAAGACCCACCATTGCTAACTATATTAAATTTAATTCTTTTTAAAGATGAAAGATCAACGACTCCAGAATCAGGAATTGATTGATTTGTCAAAACATTTCTATTAATTTTCCATAAATGGTCTGCGGTCCCAGCGTCAATTATTGGTATCTCTAATTCGCTTGAATCAAATGGTATTGTAACAGTATTTGCAGGGTCTAGATTTAAAGAAGAACTAAAAGTGACAGTACTAGCGCTTAAGTCTATTGTTGTAGGATCTGCTGTACCCGGTAAGTCCCATAATGCCATTTGAAGGTAATGAGTTCCTGTACTAAAAGAACCTTCTAATAAATTATCATCATAAATAGTTTCAAACTCAACTGTTCCATTAACTGGAACAGCAATTCCGTCGTCATAATTTCCATTAGCATTATTATTGATAGGGACTCCAGTTTCTAATTGAAATTGATTTTGAGAGTTTGCTATAAACTGAGTATAGTCATTTAAAGTTCCCTGATTTATTCCAGCATACACCCAATTTTCTTGGTTTTTTGTTAAAACAGTTCCTATTGTTGGGACAGACCCATTAGTAAAATAATATTCGTTACTAATTGCCCATTTTCCATCTACTTTTTGTTGGTAATAAGTATGGTACTGCTGATCATAGTTAGAAATTGAAACTTCTTTTATAAAAAGATTACATGCTCTAACTGTATAAGAAGGATCAGAAAACAATTCCACAGTTCCACTACCATCTGAGACTAATCCATATTCTAAATATGCCATTTAAAACGCCACCCCATCAAAATTTTCAGATGCAAACTCAGGCATCACATTTTCTCCTGTAGAAATTAAAGAATCTGCGCTTAATGTCCATCTCCAATCGTTTGCAGAAAATTCATTTTTTTCAATAAAACTTTCGTCATTTAATGTAATTATATAATTTCTATCATCAAAAGTTTTAGTTTTATCTCTTTTATAAAATTTAATATCTTTAATTCCTACATAATAACCAACTTGTGCATTTCTTGGAGATTCGACAATTTTATAAGCATGACGACATTTTTTCATAAACCACATATCGGGCCAATTTTTTTCTTCTTCAATAGGAACTCTATTTGATTTAGAAGAAACATTAACTAATGTTTTTGGCAGTATGTAATTCTCTGTTTTCCAAGAATTTGTGTCTAAAGATTGCAACAATGTTTGAAACTTTGAATCAGAAACGCGATTTGTTACTGTTTGTAAAAGACTATTGTGATATAAGTTATCAACAGTATTTGGATAAAAATTAACATCAGATATTTGAGAACTACGACTAGTTTCTTGTTCTGGGTTTTTCCAGACCTGATATTCATCAAGTACTGTGCTTTTTACGTTTTCTTTAATAAAATCAACAACACTTTTTGAAATTTCAGAAGTTAATTTATCAGACTCTGGAGTTACAATTCCGGTATTAATAAAAGTAGTTTTTACTTCAGAATATTGATTAGAGTCCGTTGTTGGAGTGTTAACAACTGAGATAAAGTCTTTTGCTAGTTCTTCAACCCAAGTGGGAAATAACCGATATTTTATTTTTTCTTGAGTATTTGGAAAATTGTACGGAGTTGTTGCGAGTTTAGAAAATTCAATTTTTATATATTTTGCATAAATAGTATTAGGTAATTGATAACTCTCTTTTGATAAAACATAATGACGAGGAATGGGATTCCATAATTTGTTTTCCCAACTAGTTAAAGAGTCATCAGTTGAATAATAAAAATGCATTATACACCCGGGAGTGAGAGGATCAATAAAGATTTCATCTATTGCAACAGACTCCCCTGCCTGACTCACATCAAAGTAAAGCGCTTCAACAGCAAACTTGTCTGGGTTAATCTGACTTTTCCAATACTTATTCTTTTTTGTTTTAAATCTGTTCTCTAGCGAATATTGATTTAAAGAAGTTCTATAAGAATTGCCTAACATATCAATAGTTTGCATAGCAACAAAATCATCAATAGACGCAATAGAGTATAAAAATCTTATATTTCTCACTTCAACTGACCAATCGAAAGGTATAGAGTTGTTAAACGGAAAAGCATCATTTCTTTTATAAAATTCAATTTTTATTTTATTTGTTTCTATTAATTCAAAGTATGGATTCATATACTGCCATGAATAATTAAAAACATTTTGATAATAAACGGACAAATCAGTTTCTATATCCGTTCTATAGTTAACTTCAATCCAATCCAAAACATCTTGGGACCAATAATAGATTTTTATATCAATAGGTTTTTGACAAATTTCAAACTCTATATTGTTTACAGGCTGATTTGTTAATAAATCAATTTCTAATGTCTCTGTTATTTCAGAGGGTTTTTCTTCTGAAGCCCAGAAGAATCTTTTTTGAACAGCATTTTGTTGATTAGCAAAATATCCTACAGGATAAGATCTATCTACAGTATAGATTCCTTTATTTGTAGAAGATCTGTAAAGCCAAGGACTAAAAATGTAATTATTTTTAATTACATTCGTTAGCGCATTTTGTGGCGTGTAAGAATAATTTTTATTATCCTCTATTTCATTTAAATGTTCAAATAATTTTTTTTGTTCAAAGTTAAAAGCGCCAGTATGATAACTAGACCCAGTAATGTTAAAAATTGGAATTGTTTCTACTGTTTCACTTTTTGACTCAAAGGCAGCATACGGTGCGCTTTTTTCTTGACCCAATTCAATCCAATTGTTGGTAGATGAATAAGAGTAATCTAAAAGATTTTTACCAATTACTTTTTTATCAATATAAAAATAATTACTAGTAGATTCCATATTGTCTACATCAAAAGGCACTTCTGTTTGCAAACTTTCGCCAGAGTAAATTGATACAATCGCATTTGAAGGAACAAATCGGTTTAGAGTTTCAGTAACTCTTCTTTTTTCTTCAATAGATAGAGTTTGCTCAGATTGTGGAATTATAATAATTTCTTGAAAAGCGTTAGTTTTACTTAAATTTCGAATGCCGATTGGATCGTCAGATTGGATATCATCTAAGTATTTCCAATTTTCTTGTATATAACATTCATATCCAGAAGAGGCTCTTGAAAGAATTTTTATTCCATCGTAAGAATTTCCATACTGAAAAAATCTCATAAAATCTTGAGTTCTTGATTTAAAAGAAGCGTCTTTGTATTTAATTGAAGACCATTGTTGTTCTGTTAACAATTGATTATATGGATCATAATCATATAACTCTTTTTTTGCTCTAATTAAGCCAAATAAATTAGAAAAAAGAGTATCTATATCATTAAAATTTGTACCGTTAAGAGTTGTATAAAGGCGAGGGGCTAACAATCCTTTTTTAACTCCAAGTACACCTGAGTCGCCTAATAAAGAATATAAAAATTTATATAAAGTACTGTTTTCATTTAAATTGTAAATTTCTTCAGGAAAAAATTTTCTAATATATTCCAAAAAATCTGAAGTTGGATTTAATCCTTCAACAATTTCTCTTTTTTCTACTAATTGACCATTTGAAAGAAGAGTAAAAATATCAGCCATTTAAGACACCCATGTACCCTTTGTCTTTTGAACAGGCTTTGTTCCATCAACAGGACCAATACCATAAAGTGCAGGCAGATCAATTTCATCTAATGTAAAATCATTAGTAAAAGTTTGTTTTATACTTTCATCAGGATTAATTTCTTGAATTCCATAATAGGAAGAATAAGAAGTGCCCGCAACATCACTGGCAGTTGGAATTCTTGCATTTAAAACACCCGGAACATCATATACTAAAGCAACAATATCACTAAATTGTACAATTGCTCCAAATGGGTTTGAATTAAAATATGTACTTAATGCTGTAAATATGGCATTATTTGTCGCTTCTACATTAAAAGTATTATCATAGATAATTTCAAGATTTATAAGAAATTGTCTGAAATTAGCAGCATGAACAAGAACATCTTGATTTATTTGTTTGTGAGCGTCAATGACTCTGTTTGTCAATAAAGGCAATTTATTAAAGTAATATTCGACAGAATAAGAACTATTTGCCACAGCACTACCCATAGCAGCACTTATCTCAAGACCATCACGACAACGTTCACTATCTCTAATATTTGTTATATCCTTAGCAAGCCAATAGTCTTGATTTAATTCCCAAGTATAGCCATCTACAGTTATCTGTTCTGGAATTGAAACAACAGGAACCCATGTTAGATTTATTAAATAATTTCCATCAGAACAAACGCTACCACTAGATTGTCTAATATAGTTTTCATTATAATATGGATTATCTACTACAGTTACAAGCAAATTACCATACCCATAAATTACATCAGTAGCAAATTCTGTATTTTGACCTGAAATATAAATATCTATTTTATTTAGATTTGAATAATTTAAAGTTTCATCTAATATGTTTCTACTCCATTTAGAAATATATTCATGTTCTAGGAAAACGACTTTGCCTTCAGATAACGCCTCGGTGGGAGGTTCAATAAAATCAGTAATTTCTATATTGTCATTAAATAAAGTTAATGCAGAAATAGCAGTTCCACTTGCTGCTGAGGCAGTTATAACTGTTCCTGAAGAAGAGTAAGATATTGAAGAAGAACCTAGTGAATATATTTCATGAGTTCCATCTAAAGCAGTTCCAATTCCACTTAAACCAGTTACTGTTACAGTTCCAGTTGTTGCAATACCTTCTGTACTAGCAGTTCCATTATTAAGAGTTAAAGTAACAATATTATTAGCATCTCTTGCTACAGTTGTAACATCAAATACTGCTTCTGGAACAACACTTCCTATTTGATACCAAGTGTTGTCATATAATAAATCTCTTCTATAAACATTTTTATATTGAACAGTTCCCCCGGCAGAAGATGTTCCTGATGAATTTTCAATGTCTGTAATTGTTACAGAGCCTTGTTCTAAGACCGCAGTACCGCTTAATGGAGATAAAGAACTTTCTCCACCCGGATTATATTTATAAGTATAAGCATACTGGTATTCGCCAAAAAGATTACCACTATCTATATCTTCATAAGAAGTTAAAGACACAGTTCCGTTTGGTGCTGGATTAACTGCAAAACTGTCAACAGAAATGCTAGGATATTTTATGTCTCCCAGAGTGTTTCTAGTAAAAGTATAATCGCTATCTGGGCTATAGAATTTAGTATCGTTGTCTTTTCTGTCACTTAAATAATAATTTTGATTATAAATATATTTTGCATTTCTATTTTCAGAAACCGCAGTCCCAGATGCGTCAATTTGAATGTATTCTTCAAATTTATTTGATGCTTTAAGAATAACTGCTCTATTTGTATATTGATTAGCAACAGATAACGCAAGAAACTGATCTTCAATTCCCGCAATATTTCTAAATAAATTATTCTTAAATCTTATTTTAAGTTCGTCGTCTGTTTCTGAACTTGTTCCACCGTAAGTAGCAACTTCATTTGTGATTGAAGAAATATTACTTAGGTTTCCAGTAGAAACTGTAATTTTATCTGCGGCAACGTTTCCGTTTCCTCCAGCAAAAGTAGCCTCAATTGGAACTTTAGCAAACAACTGATTTTCTGAGAGAGTTGCATCAACAGAGGTTATAAAATTAACAGCAGGAGAGGCTGCATTCGCAACTGTACTGAGTTGAGTTCCAGCAGGAATAAAAACTGGAATGCCATTCGTTTGATTACGACTAAAAGTTACTTGACCAATTGCTCTTTTTGCAGTTTGTCTAGAAAACCCAAAAAGTTGAACAAAATCATCAAGATCAGATCCAAATTTTGTATCAATATCAAATTGATAATCTTCTATAAAACCTTGAAATTGAGTTTCAGCAAGTGCTTGAGCAACTGCATCAATAATTTTTCTTTCAGGAGTTCCTAATTCGGCGGAAATTTCAGGATCTAATAGATACAACTGATCCCTCATTTTTTTACTAAATTCTTCTTGAGTCCACATCAGATTCCTCTAACAGTTGCTTCGTTTTGTATTGGTATATTTAATCTATACAATTCACCGCTTATTGTTTCTAAATTAACAGAAATATATAAAGTATCATAATTTTTAATATAATCTATATTAAAATTATTAATAATTTCATCCTGATCATAAGTAACGATTCTACCAAACTGGTTTATTTCTTGTTCTATCCTCATTCCTTGGTAAGACTGATAATAACGAATAAGTCTATTTATTTCTGAAACAACTAAATCTTCGTATTCTTCAGGTAAAACAACCATTTCTTTATTAATCATATAAGTTTTACCTTGCTCTCCATATTCAATCAGAGAACCAAGATCTGGGTTCATAGGATCGGTGCCAACAGGATGACGAATCCAGCACATCAAATCTTGGACGACCTTTTCTGATCCCCTTACAACTTCTAAGTTATTATCATATCCTTTTGCTAAATCTCCGTTAGAGATTTTAAGGCTCCAAGTCATTTTTTATATATTCCTCTATAATTAGGTTGCGCTATTCACCACTATGTAGTCACAGTTATAGGTTCAATTCTGATCCATCTATTGAAGAAAGATGCTGTACCGGCAGGTGCATAATCTGGATCTTTTCTATACTGAATAGAAAGTACGTCATTTTTATTAAAATCTAATTTATATGTAGTACTAACGGCCTCTGGTTTATCTTTTTGAGAAGCATAAATAGTTAGTGTAGCAGCAGGAGCGGAACCATTTACAGATAAGCCTAAATTAAATCCTGTATTGTTTGCATCTGATTGTGCTTCAGCCCCTCCTGAAAGAATATATGTTCCATCATAGGGGACAGTAATTGCCGGTGCCGTTCCTACCCAAGCAGTTCCTGTGTTAGTGGTAGTGCCGGGAGTAAAGTGAACATGAGAGGGACCACCAATAAAGTTCCATTCTGTATTTAATTGATTATATCTAAATGACCAAATAAGCCTATCGTCATCATCTTCTAATAATAACTTTTCTTCTTGTCCATCAAGCAAATTTGCTGTAGAAAGTCCAGATACTAACGGTGATACTAATTTAGTTGTATAAATAAGAGTTCCTGCTGAAAATTGATTTAGAGTACCAGAACCAAATAGAGCCGTTCCGGGTAAAGTGTTTTCTTCAAGATTTCTCAAACTTGGAGCCGCTTTATTAAAATCCATAACTATTTCTTGATCTGCATCTACATAAAGAATATTTTTACTTTCTATTCTAACATCCCCCGGACTAAGATCTGTAATTTTTCTTAACTGATCATCGCTTTCAAAACGAGCATATAGATTCCAGTTGTTGTCAATTTTTTTTACAATCCAGTATTCGTCTATTCTCGGAATTTGTATATAGGGAGAATAATAAAAAGAATAGGCAAGTCTAATAGATTGCCCATACATATCTATTCCTTCAATATATCCATTTAAAGGATCACATATAGTTATTTTTATTCTATTGTATATAACTTGAGAAGGAGAATTAATAAACTGTGCCATTTTAACTTATTCCATCCAATTTATCCCATTGAGCCGCTAGTTTTTTTGTACTTTTTCTCCCATTGAGCCATTCCTTATAAGTTTGCTTTTTTCCTGTCGTACTTTTGTTCATAGGAACAACTGTCGCTGGTCGCGCTCCAGAAGGAGGTCTTACTGCGACCATACCAATAGGATCTTTTGTTTCGTCATAATCTGTCATTCCCGGAGCAATCAAAACTGCTGAAGTACTAAATCCACTAGAATAACTAAATGTATGAGTTACATCTTGAACATAAAAAGTAAAACTTTTTATATTATTTTGATAATTAGGAATTTCAATAATCATGCCGGGAAATAGTTCAGGCATAAAAGTAAATTCTGCTCTTGAAATAAATTGTTCTGCCCATTTAGTCATAAAGGTATGATATGCGTAAAAAAATTCAACAATAGGATGACGAATAGTAAGATTACTTTCTGTGTAAGGTCTTGCTCCATATTTTTCTAGAAAATTAAGAGAAGATTCTTTTTGATTAAATTCAAAATCTTCACCATCATCTGTTCTTTCTTCTTTATCTTTTTTTGTTTTATCTTTTGTCTTTTCTTCTTTATTTAATGGATAAAGAAAAGAATCTAATATTCCTTCTTGTTCAATTGTAATTACTCCAGCACCTTGTAATTTTTCATACCAATCGGAATTAGCAGAGGGGAAATTGCCAATTCCGTAAGGGTTTCCCATAATATAAACATGAGTAGTAAGATACTTATCAGAAAAATCAATTGTACATTTTTTAATTTCTAATTGACTAATTCTAAGCCACGGAGTTCTTTTTGCAATATTAAAATAATCGGGATACCAAGCAATAAAATCGCCATTTGGAAGAGAAGCAAAATTACGCATTGAACCAATTGCTATATCTTTAACACTGTCAAATAAAGGAACGTCATTTTGTAATGCTCTTTTACCTCTCAACAAAAGTGAATCAACTAGACTTCCGGGGAATTGATAAGCAACATTAAAGGCTGCTCTATTAAAATTAATTGCATCTTGATAGTTTTTAGAATCATCATTTCCGCTACTAGAACCGCCAGACACATCTGTAGATGCGCCATCTAAAAATGGCATTGGGTCAATTCCAGCAGAATATGGTGCATTATATGAACCTTTTGCCATTCCAAAATGTAAATGGGGAGGACCAGCCTTACCACTTAAACCAATTTGTTGACCTCCAGTGACTTCATCTCCGACTTTTACAATTGTGGAACTCAAATGAGCAAGATAAGCAGAATATCCAGTATTTCCTTCTAAACCAACTCTAATCCCAGCCATTTTAGGATCGCTAGAATCAAGTAGTCCTTCTTTTACTATTTTCCCACTAAAAGGAGCAAAAACAGGAGTGCCTTCAGGGACTCCCATATCAACAGCATAATCGCTTTGCCAATTGTTCTCCGGTCTCGCTTTGTGACCAGCAACGCCACCTAAATTATTCCATTTTACACCGCCTAGCGGGTTAAAAAATTTTTCACTCCCCACGACGGAAGTTCCATTACCGCGATCAGTAGTATCTTCTTTATTTGGGTTTCCTTCAGCAATAGTTTTTTGAATTTTTCCTTTAGATTTCATTTTTATAGCATAATCATAAATAGCAATTGCTATCTGCCATGCCCAATCATCGGTTTCAGGAATCCATTCTGAACTTTTATTTGGAAGTTGTAGATACGCACAAGTTGATGCCGCAGTATAGAAAAATCCGGGAATTGATCCGTTCCAAGAATTTTTTGCGGCCTCTTCTGAACTAAAACTTTGTGATCCTCTAATTGCAGTTAATCCATTGCCACTCTTTTTTGAATTAGGATTGTTCTTTGCTTTTCCTAGTAAATTGATAAAATTATTAGAATTTTTTATTAAAGATTTGTCATTTTTAATTACGTCCCGTCCAAAGATACTTGAAGGTTTCTTCCAATCAGACCCATATTGACCCGTATTCAAAGGACCGCGATAACCCTGAGTAATGCTTGGATTAGTTAAATTAGGACTGCTACCCTTTGGTGTAACATAGTAACAAAAATCTTCATCTCTATCAGAATCAGTATGATCTATTGCTAAATACAAATCTCCTTTCCAACCTTTTGTAACATCTGAATGATAAACTATTTTAATATCAATTGGATCAACTTCTTTAATTTTTTTTGATTTATTTATTCTATTTTGTGTAGCAATTATTTCATTTACTCTATCTTTAATTCTTTTAGCAATATCTCTATTTTTTGCCATTCTATTAATACTAGATTCTACTTCATATCCTCTTGCAAAAAAATCTAATTTTTGATATCCATTTAAAAACGTATCATTATTTGCTCCAGCACCAACTGCTTCTAAATACACTGTTAAAGTATTATTGTCTCTAGTCCCCGTTCCAGCGGCAGAGTTTCTTGTCGGGCTTGCAGCATCTTCTACTGCTTTTTCATATTTTGGACCACGAACGGGAAAATTAGGATTGGCTCCCATTTTTTCCATAAAACTCTTTACATTTTTAGGCCAATTTGCATTATCATTTCTAGGATCAGAAACAGGTGCCCAAACAGAACCAATTTCTTCAACAGTATATTTCCCATCATATTCGCTTTTCGATTCCCATGTTATGGTAGCCATCTTGGGAATCGAAACTTCCCAAGAAGGATAAGAATAATCTGTTCCTAGACCTCCGGGATTATGTCTGTTTACAGCAGGTTGGTGTTTACCATAAGAAGTTTCTAATAAAGTGATTGCAATAAGAAATCTTGGATCAACTTTATGCTTTGTCCCAACATTGTAGTAAGTTGGCAATTGATCAATAATCCATTGTGCTACATCAACACTTTTTAAATAATTCAAGACTTTTTCTTCGTCTACTAATACATGAGTTCCTGACCCTCCTACACCACCACCACCATCTCCTGACGGTTCAGCCCCAAGCCAAGCATCTAAAAATTCTTTTGCTGATTCCCAAGTTTGATCTTCTACAATAAAGTTTCTAAACATTGGCTCAACAGTGTCTAACCATTCTTGAGGAAGAGGTTCAATGTAAACAGTATCTGGGTTCCAACCTCCCACATCAATTAAAAGAAAACTAAGTAGTTTAGGAAAACCTTGATCTTCAATGTCTCCAGTTCCTGTTGAATCTGCTCCGGGAGGCTGAAATACATTAAATCCACTATCATTATTTTGAACAATCATACCCATTTGCAAAAAAGCCTGCATTACGTTGGGAAGAGTTGGGTCAAAGTAAGTATATTGCAATCTTTTTAGAGAACAACTTGCTTCGATAACAACTGGCTCTGGAACGAACTGAACTAAAGGTACTAAATCAATATAGCCAGAAAACACTAAAATTGGCTTCGTTTTTTTAAGATAAACTACGATCCTATCCATAGGACGAATTTTGCCTGATAATAAAATAGAAGTAGTATTGTCTTCTGACCCACCAGATCTTCTACCTTGAAGAACAAACCTAGCAGTAGAAACGTCATTTGATCTTCTTTCTATTGACCCTTCAATTATATCATTAGAAATATCAATAGGGGGGACTAATTTGCCCTCATCGTCTGTTTCATTAGGCTGTATATAAACACGAACTTCTGGAGAATAGGCGATTCGTCTTCCCATTTTAACTTCCTTTCGCTCCCTTTGTCCCGTCGTTTATTCCTGAAATTGGATCGTTATTAGAAGTGAACGGTTGTCTAGCGGGATTAAATGGTTTAATTGCTCCAGCATCTGTTGAAAAAATTGCAGGAATTTTTTGACCATCTTTTATTGTCGCCGTTTTATTAGTTGGGTACTTTATAAATTCACTAAATTTTGCATTTCTATTAAAATTAATATCATGAGGATCTGTCAAATCTCTAAAAATAACAAATTCAAAAACAAACTCTGGAGCAACTGGGATACCTTGATTTTGAACAGATACTCCAGCCTGAAAACTCATAACTACTCCCAATGATCTAACTCCAGCCCCGGGAATTTCTAATAAAAATAAATTATTATGATCAATAGTTGCATTAACTTGTTGTTCTCTAATAAATTTTGCTAATGCATTATATTCTGCTTCATCTTTACAAAGTCCTTTGATTTGAAAAGGATTTCTTTTAAAGTATTGAGGATAAAATTTATTATAAAAACGAGAAACAGCATTTTGTCCAACTAAGCCATATCCATAATTTACTTCTAGTACCCATAAATCAAAAGAAGCAGTGTCTTGTGGTAAAGTAAACTTTCTATCTTCTTCTTTATTATCAGAAGCGGCTTGATTAAATCCTAATTGACCGCTTTGACTATAAGAGTCTGTTCCATAAGAAATTTTTTTAAGAAATGCTTTTCTTTCACCAGCATTTTTATTGATTAATTGTTGCTGTTTTGGAGTTATCTTTTTTTCAGACATTTATTCCAAACCTATCTTCAATTACTTTTTGTACTTCTGATGTAACGTTCCTATCTATTACGTCTGGGGGATAGGTAAAACCTGCTTGCGAAAGTGCATCAGATTCAGTTATATCAAAATTGTTCACAAATTCAGCATATGAGGCTCCAAGTGACCGGGCTTCTTCGCTTACCGAAATATCACTTGTTGCAGTGGGATCAGACCATTGAATAAATTCGACAAAACCAATTCCACCTTTATTGTATTTAAGTTGATTTGTTGCTGCTGTAGTTGCTTTAGAAACAAAATGACTAGATAAATATTCTACTAAACTACATTCTAATTCCCATTGAGGTAAAATCTCGTCATTTGCAATTCTGACCCTTGGAAATTCATAAGGAATTAATTTAATATCATTAGCCCCTTCCCAACCGTAATGAGGGTAACTAAATCGCATATTTTGATTAGAAAAAGATGACTGACTCTTAACTGTAAAGAAATCTCTAAAGAAATTAGCAAGATGCACTATTCCATTTTTGCGAGCATTTTCTTTATCTTCAAAAAAAGAAATATCATCGCTTTTATTATAATAATTGTTATTTATTCCCCAAAAACCGTTCGGCACATATCCGCTTAATTTGAAATTATCTATTTGAACGCCTAATATCTGTATTACTTGACCGCCGTAAGTATCTTCAACTTTTGTTCTTAATGAATAACTCCAAGAAATATTTTCTGGAGGAACTAAAAGCCATATACTTTTCTTTATTGGCTCTCCTTCTACAGTATTATCATAATAGGAAAAAGAACACATATTTCTTGTATCATAAACTCCACCTGAAAAATATGCTGAAGAATCAAGATATCTACTTGTATTACTTTTTTTAAAATTTGGATCTATAGAATTATAATATTTTTCTTTATTTGCAATTAAATTTGGAGAAAAAGGATCGTCCTCTGGCATTGGAACAATCCTAGTAACAGCGTTTGCGGCCACTCCTTTTGGAAAAGTATATCCACTAATATCTTTTGTTCCGTCATCAGAATCAGAACTGCCCTCTTTCCATGAAGGTAGTTTATTATTTTTTATGTAGGAATAGAATTCATCACCGGGGCAACTAACGCTATTGTCGCCATCTTTATGACCTTGTAAATTATTCTGATCTAAATTGAGTTCATCAAGTAGCCACGATAAAGATTTTAACGCTGCTTCGGAGGGTAAATCATTGCTATAATCTCCATCAATAGCAATTCCCGGCTCATTGTTATGACCTACACAATGTTGACCTTCTACTGCTTTCCCTCTTCCTTCATAAACATTTCCACTAGGCATTATTATATAATGAAATCTAATATCATCTAACCCTTTGCCTGCGGGTCTTAAAGTCATATCTTCACTTTGTATTTTTTTTAATCTTAGATATTCATTAGAAGCGCTTTCTCCTGTTCCAAGGGTAACTTCTTGGGTATGGTGAATAAATACTTTAATTCCTTTGTGCCAAGAAGTTTTTTTTGTTTTTTTAGGAGGTTGAGCGCCCCACGTTGAGCGAGAAATAATTTTACGAATAGCCATTTATTATTATCCCGTTTCTCTCTTAGAGGCTTCTCTGTTAGGCAATAGTTTTAGAAGTTTTTTAGCGTCATCAGTTAAGTCAACAAGTTGTCTACTTTGATCTTGTGTTTGACCAGCCGCAGTTCCAGCAATTCTTTTTTCAAATGCAGAAATATCAAATTCACCTTTTCTTACTAATTCAAGTTGTTTTTGATAGTATGGTTTTTTAATTAATCCACCCTCTAATGCTTTATCAAGAGTTTCAGTTCCCTTTTTAATATACTGATTCTTTTGAGCGGCACTTAATTTTTGCCAGTTCTGTTTTGATAATTCTTTCAATTCACTACTGACAAAACCTTTTTCCCCTCGCATTGGGTTTCCGCCAACTGATATATCAAATTCTGAGGCTAACTTGCCAAAAGCATTTTTTGCGCCATCGCCTTCTGCTCTTCCTGCGGCAATATATAAATCTGCTGCTCTCTCAACTTGCTCTGGATCTAAACCAGCATCTTCTGCCATTTGATAAACTTCAGTAGGGTCTTCAGTTTTAAATCGTTTTGCTTGAATCATTCTATTAACATATATATTAAATGCTTGATTATCTCTACCACTAGGATCAGCAAAAGTTATACCGGGAGAAGCCATACCCGGTAACATTGGTCCTCCACTTGCTGATTGTTTAAAACCCTTTCTCAATGTATCTAAAGCGCTTTTAACTTCTTTTGAAGGTTTACCTCCACCAAGTCCTAATGCTTGCTTTTGCATTCCTTTAACGCCAAATTTTTCTAAACTTTTCATTTCATTTAAACTTTCTAGCGTTGAGGCTTGAGTTTTTATTTTGTCAGTTTGATTATAAATTCTTTGAGCAGTCATTGGTCCGTCTAGCCCAAAAGTTTGTGCTGCCATATTAAATGCAAAAGTTTCTTTTTCTTCTTTAGTTGATCCCGGAGCAGATCGCATAAACATATCAACTGTGCTTTTATATGAACTCAAACCTTGACTCATCATTTCAAGCGACTCTCTTCCACCCCCAGCAGAAAATGGATCGCCCATTGCCATTGCCATCATAGTTGACATACTAGCACCTTGACCAGCCATGCTACCCATAGTTAGCCCAAGCATAGTAGGGCTATTTAGAAGATTAAATACACCTTGTCCTTGGACTTGGGGAACGCTGCTCATTAAGGCGGCGGCTTGTAATGAACCCGGACCTCTTGTGTTTTGCAAACTCATTTGATTTAGCACTTGAACAGTTTCTTGAGCAAATTGAGCAACACCTTTTCCTGCTCCCCTTGCCATTTTACCAAAAACTTCCATCTCTTCTTGTGCTTCTTTTGCGTCTAAGCCAAGCCTTTTTATAGAAAGATCAATAACATCTATCGCCGTTCCTGCATCAATTCCGACTTTTTGCATAATTTCTTTTGCGCTTTCAGAAACGTTATAAGTCTCTCCTAAACTTCTAAATCCTTTTGATCTTGACGCCTCTATAAGAGAAAGATTTTGTTTATAACCCATCATATCAAAAGGATTTATTGAACGCATAAATGCTTCTTTACGCATTTGATAACCTTGAGAAATAGCGGGAGCCATTGATCCGCCAAACATACTAAACGGTTCTCCGGTTTTACTTGCAAATATAGAAGGAAAGGCTGTAAGGCTTGCAACATAAGATCCAAGTCCACTTGAAAAACTGTCAATTCCCGGACCCATTGCTCCACCAAGCATACCCATCTGGTTAGGTTGTCCTAATCTTTGCCCAATTACTCTATTTCTTGCAAAGTCTAAACCTTGAGCGCCTAACCTTAGACCAGACGGAATTGTAAATGGACGAGAATAAGGACTACTAACTAGTCCAGAGGCAACCTGATATCCCGCTTGTTGGAAATGACCCTCTTGCAACATCCTGTGTGCTTCGGGAAGGTTTAATAAACCAACATTTCTTCTTAAGTTTAAATACCCATCTGCTACATCACCCTCTGCGTTTTTAACACCGTAGGCAAACTGCGTCCTTGGCCGCGCTCTCACCTTTTCAGGAAGCGATCTGAATTCCTCAGCGCTTCTTGTAGCGCGAGTGTAAGCATTGCTAGATCTTCTTTGATCTGAATCCCCACCAGATCCCCCAGAACTTCCTGATAAAAGATTTTTAATTTCTCCTAATTGTTGAGATAGGGATTCATTATAGGCTTCTTGTGCTTTTACACCTATTCTCGTTGTTTCATGCAAACTTGCAATTGCTTCTACAATTTTATCAGAATCCGCCATTTTAACTCTTTTCTAAATCTTCAGCCTTCATTTCAAGATTTGTTAAAAACTTTTCAAGAGAAACAAAATCTTCCATTGTATCGGGGATAATTTGTTCGTAATTATCTCCTAATGCTTCATCATCTTTATTATCAATTCCCCAGATTTTTTCAGTCATTGATGGGAAAGCCTGCATTAGTGATTGTTTAAACATTGTTTCTTTTTCTTCTGTTTGATCTTCTCTTTCCCAAACAAAAAGATGAAGATTTATTAAATTTGTTAAATGATTTAAGGGTTTTTTATTTATGACACCTGATCTGTCAAGGGATCTGAGAAAGAACTTGAATTCTTCAGATCCTTGCTTGATAAATTTTCAACCCTCTCTATTTCATCATACATAGATGCTAGAAGTTGTACATATTCACCATTTATTGATTCTATAATTATCCAATTCCAATTTTTTAATATATAATTAAACTTTTCTTTTATATTTATGTAAGCGCTTTTGTCATAGCGAGGCATAAATGGAGTGTTATTAATAGAAACAATACAGGCTGCCGCTATAGCAACAGCGGCAGCCTTCTCTTCAGCAATCGTATCTGTAAATTCTTTAACTATTTGACCTACTATTAGTTCTTCTTCCAATTTTAAAGTTCTTATTTCAAATTTATGATTATACCACTCAAAAGAACGAACAATATGACCTATATGAATCAATTCATTAAATTCGTCTGAATTAGTTATTTCTTCAAATAAATCCTGACTATTTTCTTCACTCAATTTAATCTCCAATTATTTAATTAACCCCCCAAACTGGGTCTTGTACTGGAATGCCTTCATTTGCATAAGTTGCTGTTGTTTCTTCAAGATTTGTGTACCAAACTGTAATTGATAAAGGATTAACAATAGAATCAACAGTTGCATTTTCATCATCTCTTACATCAACAACTCTTGCGTTTTTAAAAGTTTTTACTCTCCAAGTAGTTGAATTTGGATTTCTAATTACTCTTTGTAAGGCAAACTTGCTTCCATTATCATCATTCATATCTGTGCTAGTCATCATCCAAGTAAAGAAATCCGCTAAATCGTTTATATCTTGAGGAATTCCACTAAACATATCTCTTAGTGTTTGCCAAATATTTTTATCAAAAGTTTCAAGAACGGTCATTGTAATCTCGCCGTGAGTAATTGCGCGAGGAACAATAATCTCAGTTGGCCTTACATAATTCAAAGGATGTACTTCAACGGCTCCAGTTACTGGCTGTGGAGAACGATGAGTAACTTCCTGACATAAGGCTAAAATTTTATTATTGCCTGCTCCATCTTTTAAAGTCCACGCAGTAAATGCGGAACCCGTTTGTCTTGCTCTAATAGCCATTATTTATTATTCTCCTTAAAGTATCAAATTAATATTGCCAGTAGTAATTCCGCCAGTTGTAAGATTAATACCAAACGAAATTTGAACGTAATTAATTGTATAGAATGGACGATATTCCCAACGAACACTAATTACTGTAGGGTCGTTTGTTGAAAATCTTGCAGTAACTGCTTGATAGTCTCCAAGATTTCTAGTATTTACTAGATTATCTAAAATCTGAGAAACAACTAGAGAAACCTTTGAAGGTGCAGAAGTGTCTGCTAAGATTTTTCCAACGACTTGATTATCTAATTCTTGAGCAACAATATTAACCATATTGTTTCTTTGTAAAATAACTGGGTATTCTCTAGTGTTGATATCGCTAGGATCTGTTGTGATTTCATGACGAATTCTAATACTTCCGGTACTTGGAATTTGTTCAACAACAGTTAATCCTGCTTGTCCATCTTGATTTTTACCAACAGTAGTTCTTTTTTCTCCAACAGAGGAAATTCCTGCAATTTGTTTTCTAGTCAAAGACTCTGAAAGAGGTCTACTTGCGTGCATACCTGCAAGACAGGCCGCTACATATTGACCACCAATTGGTACTTCTGTGCCTAAATAACTATTGTAATAGTTAAAGATTGTTGGTGATATTAAAGCCAAATCAGAGTTTGCATATGATTCGGCAGTTGCTCTTAAAGTATCTGCTGATACGGAATTTGAAGAACCATCCATTCCCAAGACTGCTGTTTTCCATACATTTCTTTGTTTTAATTTAGTAATGTGAGCAGAAACTAGCGAATGTACTGCGGTTCTTCCTGTTAATGGTACAATAACATTACCATCTTGATCTTCTTCTAGACGAAGCAATGCATTTTCCCAATTTGTATTATTAGATTCACCATTCGCTGGGATTGGCGCAACAACTACAGTGCCTGCGCCATTTAGAATCGCTAGTTTTGCAGCAAAAGATGCTTCAGAATTAATTTCTCCTGTTGCAGTGAATGCATCACCATACTTTTCTACAACATCATTAAAATCTGAAAATAATGTTGGCTCCCAATAATTTACATCAGTATAATTATATTGGAAAGTAATTGTGTTGCCAGATTCAATTGGATCTAAAGCATTTGAATTTGCAGTTACATCAATTTCAGAATCTGTATATTCATCGTCGCCAATTGCAGCACTTGCAGCAGTACCTGAAGTTACTTTATAATATGGACCCCAATTTGGGTTTGAATCCGTTCCTAAGTTAACAGATCTATAAATGTTTTTACCTATAGCAGCAATATCCGAAGGACTTGAATTTCCCATTCCAGAGATAACAACAGTACCACCAACTGATTCAGCCGCAGTTCCGGCGACAACATTTACAGTTCCATAAGAACCGATTCCAGTTTCATAGATTGTAGTTCCTCCACCAGTCTCAATGTTAACTAAATATGAGACAGCATAACGATAGGTTCCTGCTGGAACGGCTGCACTCCCTGCGGTTCCCGGAGTAAGAGTAGGAGTACCGGGAATAGAGGCTCTTTTAACTGAATATTGTTCATCTCCAGTTGCTGTCCCAGAAGAAACCAGTTCTACAATATAATTAGCAGGACTTACTGATTCAAAAGTTACAGGATTGGTTCCAGTAACAGCCAAGTTATAAAGAGCCGTTCCGTTTGTTGATACGTCTATGCCCTTTTTAGAAAAGTTTACAGCGGTAGTCCCACTCAATTGAATATTTTCACTAAAAGTTTGATAGCCGCTTGCTTCTCCTATGATAATAGGTACAACTTGTGATGTTACATTAGGAGCCTGTGGAGTTGATATTACCTCAATCGCTGGCAAAACTCCGGGCGGCACATAAGATAATGCCATTTTAACCATCCTTTATTGAATCAATAATTAAATATTCTACTTATTAATGTGATAGAAATTAAATACTTTATAGCGGCTAAGGGACGTCTATTTCTATTGTTTCCCAAGAACCAACTGCTCTTGCGTCAAATCCAGATACAAAGTCATAATTATTCGTAGTTGAAACAAATCCACCCATACAACCAAATTCATAACCCGTAGTATAAATCCTCTGGTCGGTAAGACCCCAACTTGCTCCACTCATGGTTTCCTCACCGATAGGTGATAAAGAACCTACTGAAACCTGTATGTCAACCTGAGCATTATCTTCTATATAATCACGAAATGGAAAATTTTCAATTCTTCCAAAAGACAACATATTTACTAGACTATCAGATATAAAATCTCTATCCATAGATGTTAACGCAAAGATTTCTATTGAAATAGAACCTTGAAATAACCATCTCTGAACAACAGAAGTCCCGTCAATGATTTCACTATGAGCAATTCCTGCTGATTTTAATTCTTTTTCTTTAAAACCGACAATCATAGAAGGATATTGTTCTGGTTTTTGTGGATATTCAATAGTAATGTGAGATTTTGTCATTAATTCTGAAGATTTATACTCCGGGAAATAATTTTCAGTATTATAAAAAACATTTTGAAGACTTTTAACAACAGCCCTTTTGATTTCCATTTTATAATTAATTGGGGCTTTAAGCGTACTTTCTGCCATTACTATCCTATCGTAGTACCACTATTAATTTCAATATCATATAAAGGATCAGAACGTGGTATTCTAACCGCTTCAAAATTCTGAGAAACCATAATATCCGGGTTCTCTACATAATTTGTTTCTGAATTCATATATCCACGATTTAATTCTGCTCTAAGAGGAACTAGATATACTCTTTGTACCCTATATCTATCTCCAGTTCCTGTAATAACAACTTTATTATTAGAATCTAATTCTATTCTTGTTGATATAATCATATCTCCGTCTTGAATAGCAGGAGTCCACGGTGCGACTCCCGAAGTTACAAATAACTTAAAAGCACCTGTTCTATTTGGAGTGTCATCGTCAATCATTATATTTCCATCACCTAAAGTGATGTAAGTAAAATATCCGTCATTCCACCCGGCACTAAATCCTAAATTATCTCCAATTGTAGAACTTTGCTCATAAACGTCATCAAAAGTGTTATCCCATTCTGTCGTTCCTGCTGCAACGTCATCTGTATTATAAATACGTTTTATTACAACAGGATTGCCGTATCTAAATGTATAATCAAAAACAGATTGTCTTACATTCTTAACTTCAGCAGGAGTAGTTCCATCATCATAACCATACTTAAACATCATGTTTTCAATTGCCATAATAATCCTATCTGTAACCCATAAAGCGTGGGTAACGTACACGCATTGGAATTGGAACAAGACGACCCTGCTTGCTGTCCACAAGACCGCGAGCCTTCCCAAGTTGCATGTAAGAACGCTTAAATACTCTACATTCGTTTTTAAAAAGTTCTTCTTCTGTTTTATAAATTTCAGTCCATCTTTGTTGATAAGTAGTTCTATCAAGCAAAGTAATATTACCCGATCCTGTAGGCAATGGAATTTCTGAATACGATCTAATTAAGTGCTGAATAATTTCAAGAGTTAATCCTTGAGCCATTAAAGTGTGATGATCCCTCCACGGAAAACTTGTTAAATCAAAAGTTGGAGTTGAGGGATTTGGGAAAGTATAATTAATTCTTTGAAGAGCAAAAGGAAAAAGAAGTGCGGATTTTTGCTCACTAAAGTTTTTTCTTGTAATATCTAGTAGATAAGGTCCACCGGGTAAAGAGTCAAACCCATCTTCTACTTTTAACCACGCAAGATCAACAGCAGTCTGTTGTTCTGGAGTTAAATTTCCACTAGGAATGGTAGGATAAATTCCTTGCATTGTACTACTTGCAGTACCGGGTATTGTTAAGGCCATGTTTTTCTCCTTCATAGTTTAAGTTAAAGAAAAAGGGCATAAAAAAGGCCCAGCCGGTAAGACTGGACCTTTTTATTTAATACATATTCAGTTTTTAAATCTGGTCTGATCTAATTGAAATAGAAGCATTAGAAGCAGTACCAGAAATCGCTGCAACTTCTACTCTTAGATAGTCTCCTTTACCCCAAGTGGTATTTGTTACTGAACCACTTGAAGCAGCAAACTCACCAGCCCCAATTGTAGGACGGTCAGCGGTTACTGTTCCAAAAATAGAAATACCTGCTGCATTTGGTCCCTCTGCGGCAGTCATGTATTTAACGTCATATTGTACAGTCCCACCATTTGCTCCAACTGCTACATCTACACCTTTAATAACCAAGTCTCTTGGAGCGCGAACAACAAGCCCTGAAGCAGTTCCTGAAGTTGCACTAAAGTCACCCGGCTGTGATAGATTAAAATAATTATCAGATGCTGTGATAAAGCGACCTTCGCCTGAATTTCTTAAATGACGAAGAGTTTGTTGATCGTCAATATCAACAGTTACAATATCACTATATCTTACTTTAACATCATTTACAGAATTAGTATCGCTTACACGAAATGGTCTTCTTGATAGTCCTCTTAGTCTTACATAGGTAGCCATGATAGCCTCCTAGTATCCAAAGAATTGGACGGTTAGATTTCCACCGGCTACAGATGAGCCTACTTGTTCTACTTCAACTCTTAAATAGTCACCAGCAGCAAAACTCTGATTGTCTGGTACACCAGCGGTTCCATTAAGAGTAGAAGCAAAAGCACTAGTTGCAATGGTTGGTTTGTGTCCTGCTTCGGTAAATACGGAAGTTCCAGCAGCGGTAGGGGCTGAACCAGCACCAACACGCTTAACATCAAGGATTAAAGTCGCACCAGTAGGAGCAGTACCTACTTGAGCAACAACACCAGTTAGTTTACCGGCGCGAGGGGCACGCCATACTAGTCCTGAAGCAGTACCTGAAGTTGCAACTGCACCAGAAACTTGCATTACTGGGTAAAGATCTGGAAGAACAACAAATCTTGCTCTTTCATTTTGTAGCACTCTACGAGTTTGACCGTTATCTAGGTCAAGAGTAGCAACAGCGCTACCTGATACGGTTGTGGTTGAGGCTGAACCTGCACCAAAGGGTACACGCGCAATACCTCTTACATTTACTTCTTGTGCCATTCTGGGTCACTCCTTTTTAGAATGTACAAAGGGGACGCAGACCTTATAGGCCCCAAACTATCCTTTCTTATGGGGGAAGGTAAATCGTCTACCTTTTAAGGTCAAGCAGAGTGGTTTTTTACAGTTTCTATTTGTTTTTCTACATTAAAATGATCATAGGATTGTTTCATTAAGTTAAGACGATAATCTACATCATGATGCTGACCATGCCCATGAAAAGCCATAATTACAGGATTGGGAGAATCATTTACATTTAATGTAGAATTCCATTTATCATCAGCAATTTGAAACATATTCATCCATTTAAATTCTCTTAACAATCTATTAACAACATCTTGTTCATACCACGGAGGTCCAGAAAATCTATTGTTCCATACTTCATGAATGAATTCTTTAGTTCTATCCGTACATCTTAATAGAATAACACCCATATTAAAGTGTGCGCCCAGTTGAGGATGCCCCGGAACTCCGGGATGAAGAACTAAACCAAGATCTTTCCCTTCATCAAGACCAGTTCTAAGATCTGTAGAAAAATCTACTATTACACAATCATGATCAATCCAAAAGATATATTCATATCTTTCTTCATCTAAAATATCCATCATTAATTTAATTCTATCCCACGCTGGATTATATTCAGGATCATCTGTTTCAATTACTTGTTCTCTGTTAGCCAGATAATCCATATCCCAATTATCAGCGTAGGCTTGGTGAATAGGCTCTAGCCAATCTAGAGCCTTCACCATTTCTGCTTTCCAATTAATACACGACTGAAGGATTAAAGCGTTATTAGCCATTCTTATTTGCCTTTCTCGCTTGCCTTCTACGTTGTGCGCGATTGCCCGCTCCAGTTCCTTTTGTTACAGGAACGCTAGCCTTGTTTTGACTAGCCTTAAATTCTACTAATCTATCTTCAATGACCTTAAGAGTAGGAACCCAATACTTTTCAGTAATCAGATCTGCATCATACTGTAAAGCACCTTCTCTTGCAGTTTCGCGTAGTTTCATTCTGTCTTCATTAGGCATATCATATGCTTGCTCTAACTTATCAAGAATTGCATCAACAGAAGGAACATATTGAGTTGCTGCCAACTGTGTGATATACGGAATTGCCTCCGAATAGCGATCTAACTTCCATCCAGCAAATACCAGTTCTTCCATAGCAGTCCACCCACCAGCAATTACGGGAGTACCACATGCTTGCGCTTCAATAATTGGGATACCAAATCCCTCTCCCATAGTTGCAGACATAAGAACATCGCTTGCATTATAAACTTCTGCTATAAACTCTGGTGGATATCCAGCAATATATTGAAACTGCTCTGGAACCACTACAGCGTCCTCTAAACCAAGCATCTTTACCAAATCCCAAATGTTATATCCACCAACTTCAGGTGTCATCAAAGTATGAAGATACAACTTTGAATCTGGATGTTTCTTATGAAACTCAGCAAAGGCTTGTAACTGTTGAGGCCATGCCTTGCGTGGAGGAATTCCCTTATTCATCGCAACAATAGAAGCAATAAAACAATCTTGAGGAAGACCAATCTGTTTACGAGATATTTCACGCATTTTAGGCTTAAATAGATTTGTATCTACGCCATGAGGTACATACTCAACATCTAAACCTCGCTCTTTTGCTTCTCTTACGCCAGATTTTGAGTAAGCAATAGCCACCATCGCTCTTTTAAGGCGATCATAAACTCCCTGTGGCATAGGCTCATGATCTACAGGGAACCAAGGAACGAATGGAATTCCCTCCATATGTGGCCCATCTAAGTTCATTACCCAAGTATCATAGAGAGTAAGAAGGATATCTGCTTTCCACGCTTTTGCATAAAATCCCATAATATCTTGACCATGAGGATCAAATGCACCAGAAAAGACGGGGACTCCATGCCAGTCAAGACGACCACCTTGGAGTCCCCAAAAAGCAGTTATAGACATTTCGTGCCCTAATTCCTTAATTCTAGGAACAAATAGGGCGGTTTGATTTGAATAGCCTGACGGACCCCAAGGGGCATTGCTAAACCAATTAATTCTCATTTTTCTCCTGACTTAAATTAAAATTAGATAATCAATTCACCGATAGTGTAAGGGGCAGCACCTGTGCTTGTCTTAACATATAATGGTCCTGTGTAGCCCCACACTTCTACTAGAGCAGTTCCACCATCAATATATAATGCGCTTCCACCTGCGACTTCAGCAGATGAAAAACCATAGTATAATCCAGCAGTACCTGTTTGAATATACAAATGTTGTCTATCCTTTTCAGCATCTACTGCTTGTGTTGTGACAGTTCCAGCAGTTCCTAGTGTAATTGTACCAGATCTTGTTCTATTTATCTTTGAACTCATATTAAATTCCTAGTTCAGCACTTACGTCTGGGTTGTCCATATTTTCTGCACGCATCTCTGATAGAGTCTTACCATCTCCTTCATCGGGACGGCTACCCATAACTCTTTCAGCACCAGCAAAGCCAGCAGTGTCAACGGGGACACGAACAGCATCTTGTTCTATTTCCATTTCAACAGGTAATTGCTTTTCTTCGCCCTTACTGTCAACATGGAAAATCTCCTGTTGCTTAGAACTCTTAACAGGCTCATGCCATTTAGCGCTAATTCTTTCTTGATACTGTGCTTTCGTTATTTCTTCAACCAATAACCCGACTGAAGGAGCAAATTTAGCATTTTGAAATTGCTCATCAGAAACCTCTGCAACATCTCTTTGCCCTCTTGGGCCAAGATTAATATCTGAAATTCTAACGGAATTTGGGGTGAGATTTCTTACATAATGTACTTTAGGCATATTTTCTTTCTCCTTAACCTTACTTTAAAGTAAATAGGGGGGATGATAGTTTACCATCCCCCCTACTTTAACACATTTTATTAAAAATATCAAACAATTGCTACAATTAAGCCTTGACAATCTTGGCAAGACCTCTGGGGTTGAGGATAAGCATTCCGATCAACTCATCCATTACCCATCCACGGTAGAATTGTTCAACTTGGTTGTTCTCTTCAACGTCAAGTGAGTACATGACGGGCATGACACCCAAGAAGTTGGGGTCTGGGACTAGGTATACGTTACCGGGTGAAATCATGATTGACTTCTGAATGGTGAACTCACCAAACTCAGTAATCATGCCACCACCGAATACGGTGTCCTTGAATTGCCAACCAGTTACGTTAATGTCCCATGAGTAGAGGTCACGAACGTCAGCAGGATTCATAAGAATACGCTTGGTTTCGATTTGACGCTGCTCTAGGTTAGCAACTAGGTCGTAGAAGTCAACAACTTCTAGTGGGTTTCCAGCACCAATTGACTTGGTGGTTGAACCAGTACCACCAGAACCTGCATAGCGGTTTGGTTCCTTGGCAGCCCAGTCAGTTACAGCGGTGTCAAGCAAGGTCAAGAGGCGTGAGTCTTCTTGACGCTGAATAGCCTGACGACATTCATCTTGGGCATATTCAATTGCGTTTACGCGGAGGTAGTACAGGTCTTCCTTGCGAACGCGAGGGAACGCGGCGACTCTGAAGAGTCTTGGGTAAACCTGCTTACCTTCGAAGGGAGTGATCTTGATTTCTGAGTCAGTCTGGTTAAGAATATAAGCCTGTCCAAAGTCATCAAGAACGTCGTAAGGCAAGAGTGGACCCTTTTCCAAGGTGTCTTCTACAAGCACGTTACGAACAATACCTTCGTAGCGAAGACGAATTTGAATTGGACCAATCATAGCGACACCAAGACGCTTCATAGCGTTTGATTTGTCTGAAAGAATGGTCTGTAGTTTTGCTTTCTTTTGTTCATTTGTTAATTTTGGCATACCAGCAAGTTTTTGAACGTAGTCACTGCTGTTAATTGCCTGTCTTGCTTCATCCATTATCATACTCTCCTTAGACACTCAACAGTTCGATTACGATCTTGCTAGCACTTACATAGTCAATAAGTCTTGCAACGGCAGGGCCAGAATCTACTTCTGTGTCGTTGAGAAGACCGTTAGCGTCAGCATATAGTTTACGATTTGCATCAGTGTCTTCATCGGCAGCAGTAATGTTTGAGTTAAATGCTGGTGAAAGCACTTCAAACACGGCTGCTGGACCGCGCCAAACACCGACTTCGGTAAAGTCTCCAACTTCGTCAAATTCTCCACCGATAAAGTTACCAAATAGCCCGAATGGTGAAAGGGCAGTTCCACCGACTGATACACACACAACTTCGCCAGCGGGGGCGAGTGCGGCTACCATGCCGGGGAAGATTGGCCCGTTACCAAGAGTTCCGGGTGCAGTTCCAGAGCCTTTTGAAAAGTCTCCGGTAGCAGTACCAGCAGTACCGTAAGTGCTTGATGACAGAACTGCGGCGTATGGATACGCTTGAGTTTGTGCATACAAAGCGCGGAGGGTACGTTGCTGATTTGCTGCTGAAATATTTTGAATTCGAAGCATTTAAATCTTCCTCCTAAAAACCTTTTGAATTAATCTCATAAATTGAGTTATGGCTAATTAGCCAAAAATAGCATCGTCAGGGAGGCTACCAGCAGAACTTGTTACTGAAGATTCCTTGACGCCCTTCAATGAGGGAAAACTTGCCAATTTTTTATTAGAAGAAGCCTCTTTCTTTGTAAGGCCAGCCTCTTTAATCTTTGAAAGAGTCTCATACTTGGCCTGTACAATTGTTAGGTCTTCATTCTCTAACTCAGCAACTCTTGCATACTTCATCTCCGCGTCGTTTAAGCCTAGTTCTACTTCTAGATCTGCTAACTTAATAGCGGCTAGAACTGGAGATTCGACGTTGCTTTTGTGCAACTCTGCATGATGTTCCGAAATACCTGAAGTTCCCGGCTCATCGGAGTACTGCGGTTTGTCAACCGTTTTCTTAACCTTTTGATACTGTTCTGGCATCGTACTTGGGTTATGGTTTTTAATATCTTTCGTATAACCCTCGTCGGCATATTGAGGTTGTTCAACTTCTCGCTTTACACTCTGATATTGTTCAGCCATAGGTGATGGTTCGTGTTCAGAAATTCCTGAAGTTTGATTATTTTTATCACCTTTGTATTGCGGAGAAGAATCGCCACCATTCGGTTGTGGAATTTGTGGCAATTCACCTAAAGCGACCTTAGTAGTGCTTTCAACAGGTTTTTTCTGATCTGAAATCACTCTCTGCTCCTTTGGTCTATCAGAAGCGGATTGACCATCTTCTGCTACAGGAACCGTATTAGAAGCGACACCGGCCTCTTTTTCTGGAAGAATCCAACCAAGATCGGCTAGTTTTTCGTCGCTTGGAACCTCTTCAACATTTGCCGTAAGTGTTATTTTTGTATTTTCATTCATCTTACTATTAACACTCCGTTTTTGATTTTTTGATAGTGTTCTCTTTAACTGATCAATAAGGTCTTTGGTTTCATCTCGGGTTTCATCTTTTTGTTCTTCCTTCTGACGATCAAAGTCCTTCGCTTTTGATAAATCTGGATCATCTAGAGGCGCTGGTGGCTCACGATAACCACATTTCTCACATCTACCTGATTCATCATCAAGCCCACACTCTCCTGCTAGGCCGATAGGACAAGGTTTTTCAGTCTTGAGTGTATCAACCTTATTAGGAGCAGTTATAGAATCCGCCTGTTTTTCTACAGACGAAGCCTTAGAAAAAATTGTTTCTACTTCTTTAGTTTCGGGATTGGCATCTTTTAAGCGATGACTGCTTTTATTTAATGAATTTGGATCAATTCCAGTATCCATTAAAAAGTCTAAATCTTCATTGCTTAAACTTCTGTCATAATTTTCTTGCATTTCAAGAAGTGAAGTCTCTTGTACTTTTTTAGCAGGATGTGCAAAAACTTTTACCCAATCGTTAAGTCTTTTGTGCCAAGTGTTTGCTAATTGATCATACATATCAAAGGCTTTTTTTGGCAATTCGTGCCAAGACTCTACTTTTTCAGCGACCTTTTCATAAAAATCTTTGTATCTTTTAAAAAGTTGATATACTTCATTTAATTCATAAGAACCTTCTAGATTTTTTAATTTATCAATTAAAATTTTAAAAGTTTCATCAAATTCTTCAATAAAAGGTCTTTCTTCTTCAAGAGTTAATGGATCTAACCCGGCTGTAATTTTATCTTCAACCATTTCTGCTTCTCTTCTAACAATATCCATCAAATCTTCAACCGCTTTTATTACTTCTGAGTGATGTTCTGGCAGATCCATTGCAGTTTTTGTATGACTTGTTTTAACAGGCTCAGTAAATAATGCAGTAACATCTGCTGGATCAAATACGGCAGATATTTCAAAGAAATTTACATTATAACAATCTTCGTAAGCGAGTTTGCTTACATTACCAGTTTTAAATGTAGTTCCCTTTTTCTTAATATGATTACAATATTCATCTACATTTGCTGCTTTATGGTTACAGACAGAACAAACAGTATATTCAACATTGCAACCCATTGAAACTGCATTGACTTTACCTTCAATAAGAGCGCTTGCTAGTTTAGGGAAAGACTTGGCATCAACCTCTAACAAAAGTTCAATCCAAGTTTCGGGTTTGTGGTTACTTGGCGCATCTCCCCAGTATGAATCGCTAGAAATTTTATGTGCAGGTTCAATATGTAGCATTGCATCTACAATAACGCCTCTTGTTCTTTCAGGATCAGAATTATTGTGATCAATAAAAATTGGTCGTCCAATAAAGGTTCTAAATCCATAATCGCCTTTAGATTTGATTGCGCTATCTTTGGTAAAAGTTAGACGATCTAAAGAAGCGTATCTCTTACCTTTAAATACAAAGCCCTTCATTTCTTTTGGAAACTTCTTGGCTAAAATTTTTGTAGTATTATCAATTTCATGCTCTTCAACAGTCGGAGTACTAGCCATCACAACATTTTTACCTGCTGGATGATCTTGGTGAGTTATCTTTATGTGTCCACCACCACTTTTGTTAAAAGAAAAACCTCTACCTTTTAATTCTTTTTGCCATTTCTTGAGACTGCTTCCTGCTTCTTTTTCTATTTTAGAAGTTAACTTTCTAAACTCTTCCTCATCCATCCCAGCAAGTTCATTAACCGGCCAACCATCAAAGTTTTTATTTACTCTTGAGGAAATAGCCCTAACTTTAACATAAACATACCCATCGTTCGTTCGATAAGTATCTTTAGGAATATGATCAAAAGAAGAAAACTTTGTATTCCCTTCTATTTTTTCATCTGCACTCTTAACTTCAATAACTTCACAATTTGTATATTTAGTTATCATATTTTCCTCAATCTATACAACGGTTCCCGGTAAAACTTCAATTTTTTCATTTTGATACCTAAATTGAGCAGAACCGGCAGAATGTTCAATCAATTGAGCAAGAGTATCTTGCGTTTGATATGAAAGTTGTTTAATTAAAGCAATTGCTGCGCGTTCTTGTTTTTCAGGCAGATGCATTCCTTCCACTACAGAACACATTTTACCTCTCAAACTATTCATTTCTCTTATAACGAATTCCGATGCAGGAACCCATTCATTTCTTTGAATCATGCTTACTTCTTAACAAGTTTTGCAACAAAACTATTTTTCTTTTCTTCAATTCCTGCTAATTTGTATCCTCTAAATTCTCTTTCTCTTCTAATTAGTTGTTCTACTTCTCTAGAGGCAGTTTTTAGAGTTACACCGGCTTCTTTTTCTCTTGCGATGGTAAGAGGCATTTCTTTTTCAATACCTTCCATCTCTTCAACATCTTCTTCTAGATCCAATTCGTCATCCATCTCTTCTGGAGTGTCAAATGGTCTAACCTCTTCTTCATCTTCTTCAGAATCTTTAATTTCAGAAACTAGACGCTCTACTTCATCAAGAGCCTCTTCTAGTTTTTCCATAAGCCCTTCTTGCTTTTCTTCTTCTTCGCCATAAGTTTCTTTTGGACCTTCGCCAATTTCAACTTCTAGCATTTCAGAATCAGCGCCGGGACTTGAAAGTTCATCCATTTCAGCAGGAACGCCATCTTGAACATTTTGATCTTGATATGCTTCTTTTTGAATAAAGGCAATCCAACCATAATTAGATTGCTTAACTGCTCTAACATCGTATGTTGGATAAGCAGTTTTAAAATTATTTAGAGCCTCATCGTATGAAAGTTCACCTTCAACGTGAGCAATTGCAGTTTTGTACATTAAATATACTCCTTGTTCTAACTGTAACCTACATATTATTCTTAAGGTACAGGCAAAATTCTAGTTTTTTATGTTTTTAGATTCTAATTCGGCAATTTTTTGTTCTAGTTTTTCTACATAAGATTGTAAATCTAGGATATTTAATTGCAATTGCCCGATTAGATTTGCTACTTTTTCTATAGTTAAGTGTTCCATATTTAAACTTTAATAATGTAGTTCATAACCATTGTTGGTTGTACGTTGTTGTGAGCATTTCCGCTACCAACAGAATTGGTTACAATATTTCCAGAGACATTGTGAGTGTGGCTTCCAACAGAAGATGTTGAGGCTACAAAAGTATGTGTGTGATTTAATGAAGCCGCCTGATTAAGAAGATTTACACTCATACCTCTTGATCCTTGGCCCAATGTTGTATATCCGGGACCAGAAGCACCACTTGAATATAATCTAACGTATTCAGATGGAGAAGTTGGTCGTAAGAAAACATGATCAACTCCTGCTCCGGGAACGACATTGTGTGTGTGACTTAAATCTGTAGATCCAGTATTACCACTTACAGAGTGATTGTGCCCACCAGTAGCATCTGTTACTCCTGATGTTAAAGCACTTGTCCCATGAGTGTGCGCTGGCATTTCTCCAGTTCCTAAAGTGTGTGTTTCAGCACCCCCAGCAACAGCACTTACCGTTCCACCACTGCCCATTGTGCTTAATCTTCCAGCAGTGCCAGAACCATTATCTATGTCTCTACCAGCAATTACACGACCTCTAAGATCAGGAATGGTAAAAGACGCTCCACTCCCGCCATAACTATATCCAATTACTGCGAATAAATCTGGATAAGTTGCTGTTCCTACAGAGGCGCCATCACAGAAAAGCCAGCCAGCCGGGGCACTTCCTGTAGCAGTCCCCGCATAAGGAAAGATAGTTGATGGTGGTATATAATAATAATCTTTAAGTTCGTCTGAGGAAATATCTCCAAATATAGCCATTTTATGCCCCTAAAATTCCATAGTCTCTTAATGCAACAATAAGATTTCCTAATGTATCAGCAAGTTCTCCGATACTAACAGCATTTGCATCATAAGTTTTTGTTCCTGCACTGACGTTGCTTGGTCCACTTCCCCATCCTATAGATTGGACAGAAGCGGAACCAAAGACTCCAAATTTATTGCCAGTTAACTTAACATTAGAATAAAAAACAGTTGTTCCTCCAGTGCCAGATGTTGAACTTATTCCGTTTGTTGCAAAAACTCCGTTTGTTGCAATTGTACCAACTCCTAGCCTGTAGAGGTTAACATCTGTTGCAGCAACTCCGCTACCCCAATCAACACTTCCTGCTGTAGTAATAGAAAATCTATTATCTGTGTCTCCTGTTACTGAAGATTGAAGAAAAGAATCTGATGCTAAACTGGCTTCAGTTTGACTAATATTTCCTCCAGTTGGAAGTCCAAGTGAATCAACACTTAAAGTTCCTGATAATGTAAGAGCGCTTCCACCACTTCTGTATAAAGAAACGTCAGTAGTAGTTCCACCACTGCCCCAATTTACAGTACCTCCAGTTAAAATATTAAATCTATCATGAGTATCGGCAGCACTTAATGTCCCCGGAGATGAAGTCCCTGCTCCAGTTACTGTTCCTGATCTAACAGAAATAGCGCTTGAACCTAATCCGGCAGTTCCTGCAAATCTTATATCTTCAGCATAATCACCATAAGTAAAGTTTGCAGTTCCTCCGTATTTCTTTTTTACAAGAGCAGCATCTACAACTAACCAATTATTATATAGTTCAATATGATTATAAAAATCTGATAAGTCTTCCCAATAGTATAAATTTAATTGAGAGGTTCTTTCAGCACCGGCTGTACCCATTTTATCTCCTAGATGTTTCTATAATTAATCTATCGCTAATAGGACTAATCAAGTTCAAAACGAACATCAGTTATATCATCTTTAATTATATAGCCAGTTTGTTCATATTTATTGTGAATTTTTTTGCAAATATCTTCAGCAGAATTACTTGCTATAACAAAAGGTTTGCCAATGAAAAATGGTTCATGAAAATTTTTAAAACTCATGTGTACTAACCAACTTTCAGAAAATAAATCAAATTTGTCTAAAATTTCTTCTTCAAAAAACATTTTTATATCTCTATCTTTGAAAAATTGTAAGACAAATTGATCTTTGTTTTTATCTGAAATAGCAATAACCCCAATCACGATGAGGTTTTCACGTTGATTGGGGTATCTTGCATAAACTAAAGAGTAAGCATATTTTTTATCTATATTTACTGTTGGAAAGTAACAATAATACTCACTCTTTTCATCCATCTTATAGCCATTCTTCTTGAACAAACTCTTTCATTAGCCGCTCTTCCCAATTCTCGCCCATCTCAATAGATAAGGCTTGATCCATAGCGTTTCTTGCTAATCTAGTTCTTTCAGCAGGATCAGATTCAGGAGCGCGGCCAAGTTCAAACATATTATTATTATGACGATGCATTTCTAGCCCCTCATGGACATAAATGCCTCTTCCATCTTTTCGTGCTTGCCAAGAGTAGTAAAGATCAGTTCCATGAATTAATAACAGAGGGTGTAGCCAGTTAGATTCATCAAACCAGTCTGCTCTAAATAAAGCACAAGAATGTTCCATCATCCAAGTTTGGCGAGGCTGACCCGTTCCTCTATTTCTAAGATGCTTCCAAAATCCAATTGAAGACTCATCATGAGCGGCTTGCACAATAACAGCATTATCATTTTCTTTTAAGAAAGTGTAAAGAGGCAATAAAGGATCTGTTCCCTCAACAAGTTGCCCTGTAGTTGTCATAATAAAATAGGCAAAATAATTTTCCCAATTTAATGCTTCAAGGGACTTTGCATATGTTAAACCCATTCTATAGCCATGTGTGGCTCTCAAATTATAATCCAAATAAACCATATGGATATCGTCGTCGTTTGGAGCAAACATCCACTCTTCATCTGAACCATTTTCAACAACAATAATATCCATCGGCACTTCTGATGTTTTTAACACTTTTATATTATGCTCAATAATTTCGGGCATATTATAATTTAACATAACTACTGCAACTTTATCCACATTAATCTCCTAACTTTATACTAACATAATATCATATTTTATGATTTCTTTTTCTTTTTTCTGTGGTTATCACATTTTTCACAAGAGCCGGGAGCGCAAGGCTTTGTTCCGGGCACTCTTTTATACCCATCCCAACAATTACATTTACTCTTTGCCTCTTTGTTTCTTTGAATATATTCTTTTAAGTTTTTAATTGATTTTAACACAGCATTAATTTCTTTTGGATTTCTGCTACCATCTAGCGTCATCCTATATTCTTCTAAAAGCCTTTCGGCTTCTTTAAAATTTTTATTATCAACAGCGTCTTTAATTCTTTGTGGGCTAAACATAAAACCCCGTTTTTTCTTAGAAGATTCTTTACTTCTTTCCATTTCTTTAACTTTAGATGCAGCCCAAGATCTTCCTGCATTCCCGCCCCAAGCCAGCCAAGCAACATCCCAAGGTGTAACTTCGCCTTTGCCAGCCTTTTCTGAGCGACCTCCAGCGTGTCTTTCAAAGAAAGAGTGCATACGCTTAACATGCTCTGGGGTTAATTCTTTTCCTTCTGCAATCTTGCGAGCGCGAGTGAGAGTCGCAGATTCAAAGCCTTTACCCGCTTTTCCTTCAGAATGATATTTAATACCTCTACGAGCAGCAGCACGAACGCCCTCTGGGGGAGTTAAGTCAACAGATGATTTCTTTTTTCTTTGTTCAGGTTTATCCATTGTTTTAGTACCCGTAGGATCTGCTTTTTTTAATTCTTCATTTGCCCACTCTTTTAATTCTTTTTCACTTTTTGGGGGGCTATGATATTTTTCTATATATTGCTTACCCATTCCCGGAGAAATACTTTCCCAAAGATCAATCATTGCATTGTTGTATTCTTCATCATCTTTTTCTTTAAGTGCTTCTTTTACTCTATCAACTTTTTCATTACTACTCATAATAAACCTTTCACTAGAACGACGTATGATATGAATATCTACTGGCTCTCCTGTTGTTATATCAACACTTCTCATTCCAGTAGGCTCTGCTCTTAATGCTCTTTTTAATTCTTCATTTGCAAATGCAGCATAGTAAGGTTGCGGCAAGTTTTTTCTTATCCATTTAAAAATTTCTACACTAAGACGAGGATATTTACTTTTAAGTTCTTCTATTTCTTTTGTATTTTCATAAGGATGAAGTTTGTCGCCATATCCCAAATAAAAAATTGCAGTTCCGTCGCCGTTAGGTACAGGGGCATAGTAAACAGAACCAATAATTTGATCTTCGTCTTTTATTAAGAAATATTCACTGACATTATCTGATCCATGCTCAACGTTAAATTCTTCAAAATAAGATCGCTTTTTCATTATTCCCATCTTTTCTTAGGAAAATCTTCTTCAGTTGCCCATTCAAGTTTTTTACCCGGCTGCACTTTCCACTTATCTCTAATGTTTTTACGATGCTTTCTTGCTTCATTTTGATCAGTTTCTTCAGGCCCAAGCCATTCTTCTTCTCTTTTTGAAACAGGTTCAGCATACCATTTAGACATATCAGCACTGTAATCTGGATTTGAAGCGCCTAACCCTTGTGCAATTATTTCGTCAGCGTTGTTAATAACTTCACGAATTTGTTTATCTAGTTCTCCTTTTATCCATGCAAAGTTAGGATCATTTGCATACATCAATTCTGCTTTATCATAAATTTCAGAATAATAACGTTCAAAAATCCAAAGTAAATGTCCTAATCCCAATTCTTTAGTTTTTTCTATTGTATTTTGAAAACTTTCAATTGCTCCTTCTTCTTGCCACGGCCAGTCTTTTATTATTGCCTCATATATAGGTTCATCTTGTAAATTCTTTTTAATGTCATATTTGAGTGCTTCTATATAATTTTGCCAATTTTTATTAGTTTCTTCCCAAAAACCATCATAAAAAGAATCTTGGTATTCCTCATCAAGAACCCAACTTTCTTCAGATCCTGCAAATATGTCTATTAAATCTTCTGAAGCGCCGTCTATAAAATTATCATAAAAATCTTGAGTTTTACTAGCAGCACCCACTTCGCGGTAAAGGCCGCCATAACTAGAAATGCTTTGAGATTGCATAAAATTAGGAACTATTGACAAATTATACATGGCTGCGGCTTGACCTTCCCATTTAGCCTCTTCTTGAGTGTGTTCTTCGTGTTCTTCGTTTTCAATATCATCCCAATTATCAACTGAAGTCTTTTTCCATTTAGAAGTCCTTCTCCACTTAGACAGAAGTGAAAGTTGTTGCTCATCAACTCTAGTGGGCAATTGTGAAATACCTTCTCCCTTATGTAAACCTCGTTCAAATCTTTGACGATAATCTGAAAAGTCTGTTTCATCAAACTCAGACCAATTTAATAATTCGTCTTCTTCTGGATTAAACATTGAACGCAATTGATTCATTGAATTATATTTGTTTATAATTTTAAGAATACTTGTTGCACGACTTTCATCTTCAGATCCTGATTCCCCCCAATTTTGATTTATTTTATTAACTTCAACAAGATTTTTTGCCAATTGTTTAGGATCTTCGCTCCAAATAGAGGATAGCCACTCGTTCCATTTTTCTTTATAATTAGGATCATTTGGATTTGTCATAGTCATCTTTTCAAAAGCATCTCTCCATCCCCCACGGCGTTGATCTTCAAAACTAGGAATTATCAATAAGTCTTGATTTCTTGTTTGTTGACTTTGCATTATTTTAGCAAGTTGATCTACTTGGCCCGTTCTTCTTGCATAATCTAATAGTTTTTGAAGATCTTCTTGAGAGATATCTTCTGGCAAAGAGGTTAATAATCTTGCCATATCAACAGGCTTATCTGGGCTTGCTTCTGGCGGATAGATTCCATAATGCTCTGGTCTATAGTTTCTATCAAACCCCCCGGGACCGGCGTAAGGGTGTCGCCTCATATTTTCGTCATATTTTGAATCAAATTCTTCTTCTTCATCAATAGCAATCATACTTGGATCATAGTTAGACTCTCCATCCATATTTCTAAACTCTTGCCATTCGGTTATATTGCGACCCCCGGGAAGAGTCGGTTTTTTATTAAAAAGTCGTTCAAACCCGTTGGGATCTGTCATAAATTGACGAATTCTTTTTCTATATTTTGCAAGAGGGTGAAGGTTTTGTTTTCCTTGAATTTGTTGAATAGAGCCGTCTTTATTTATTTCTAAAGTAGCGTGAGGTTTATTATTTGGACTTCTTAAAGAAACAATTTTTATTAGACCTTGTTCTATTCTGTCTCCATATCCTTGACGACGAACACAGTGTTGCATAGTTTGACCTTCATAATCACACTCTTCTGGTGAAAGATCCCTTATAAACCATCCATCGGGCCACTCATAAATAATTTTTTCGTCTTTTTTCTTTTCTTCATCTAAAGAAACTCCTTGAGACAGAAGTTCTAAGTCCCATTCTTGGATTTTATCAAAAATATCTTTTACTGAAAATTCCATGATGTTAACGCCACGACGAGTAGGAGAATTACTTCCATACCAATCTGCCCAATGAGAAAGAGTTGCTTCGTCTAAAAATCCTCTAAATTCAGTTCCTTCAATGGGAGTAGTTTGCATCAGTTCCACAAAAGCATCTTCGCCTTCTCCAACCATTGAAGGTTCTAATCTTTTCTTTTTATATTCTCTTACAATCCAAGGCAGAAAGTCATCAACTTTTTCGGGAAGACCTTTCATCCAGTCAAGAACCTTTTGCCCCTCTTCTGTTCTAAGCACTTTAGGATCGTCTTTAATAATCTTATCTAGTTTAGATGCGGTTACTTGTTTCCACTTAGATTGTTTTTGTTCTGGTCTATAAAAACCACAAGTGCATGGTTTCCCTGTATGAACATTTTTATGAAGAGTAGACTTTGCAATTTTTTCACTTCTATATTTTTCTTTAGGTTTCATTTTTTTATCGCCAAGTATTTCTGATGCAGAAGGTACATAGTCGCCAGAATAGGGGCTTGCCCAATTCATTTGAGGAATAAATGGGACTTCTCCACTTTCTTCTAATTTCTTTCTTTCATTAATTTCGTCTTGTAATTCTTGAGGGAGTTCATCTATTAATAAATCATGATCTGTTTTTAATTTAAAATTAGGAAGAGTATCTGGTCTTTGTTTTTTGGGTACAAGAAGTTTTTTTTGTTTTCTGTTTGGAACACGCTCCCGAATTGGCGGCGTTTGTTTTTTTGTTTTTGGATGAAGCCTATGCTCCTTAAGACTTCTAGAAGGAATATTGTTTTCTTGTAAATAATTTTTAATTGCATTTGTAGAAACATTATATTTTTTTGCAAGTGATGCTACGCTTTCTCCCCCAACGTATTCAGCGATAATATCTCTTAAAAACTCAGAACCTTTTGTGTCGCGGATTGATGGGCGCGCTGATTTTTTATCCGGCAAACTTTTATAATTTTTTTGTCCTTCAACGTATTCACAAGCCTTAGCGCGAGTCATCCCCTTTGGAGGCTCAATAGAGCCATTACAAATACCTTGCATATATCTAAATTGGGCTTTACTACGAGCGGGCGCTTCTTTTAAAAGATAAGATTGTTTTTGATTTTGTTTCATAGAAAAAGAATAGGCAGGATACATACTCTGAAGTTCAGCAATAAGTTGTTCTCTAATTCCACCTTCGCGCCAATACTTACGAGGAATATAGATATAATCTACAATAAGATTTTTATTATTATTATCAACTTTATAAAACAATTGACCTACCGGAAGTTGGTCTTCTTCTAAGACCGCAAATAGTTTACCATTTTGTCCTTCTTCTATGTTTTGAAAATCAACTTTCATAATTATCCAATCTTTCTATTCTATTATTAAAACTTCGCTATACACATATTTCTTTTAATTTAGATTCTTTATATCCTTTTCTGTAATTTATTGCTTCTTTTAGCGAAGATTCAAAAACATCAGGGTAAATTCCTAGTTCTTCGTATTCAGGATTAAAGTCTGGATCGTGTTCTTGAAGTATTTCTTCTACAGGTCTAAGACCATCTCCATCTAATCCTTCTCCAGTTTCGGGATTAATTAAGAAAAAGTGCCACGCCCCGTCATTTGGCCCTTCAGCAATTTTATAGATCGGCCAGCCTGTTTCTTGATGTTTTTTTATTGCAAAAAGGTCGCAGTCTCCGTGTCTCCAATTATTATTTGATTCTTTATATCCAACAGGCTGAATGATAAGATCATATGGATGCTTGCCATGATCAAAGTGGAATGACCAGCGCTTCTTTTCTTCGTAAAGTTTTAGATCTTCCATTGCATGCCCGTCTTGCTCTTTTGCTTCGGAATCAATCTTTTCATTATCATGAGGATTTTCTTTATTTATATATCCGTCTTTAAGTTGTTTAAGCCACTTGAGGGTTTGTTTTTTTACTTCTTCCCAACTTCCAGTAGTGAGGATATCGTGGCCCATCTCTCCATCAAGAACGGCTTCCCATGCGTCTTTTTTATTTGCTGAAGTTTTGTTACCATTAAATAATCTTTTAAACTCTTCGTGATAAGTATTTTTAAATATAAGATAAAGATTATTTTTATCATCATTTGATAAAGAATTCATCAATTCTTTTTCTGCTTGATCCATTTCATAAACAGGCATTGTATTATTAAAAAGATGATTCCACAACGCTTCTTTTGCTATTTGTAGAAGATAATAAATATAAAATTTTTCAATTGAAATTCCTTTTTCAAAAAGTTGTTTTAATCTTTTTTCTCTAAAAATGTCAACTTGGTTTGGATCATAAAAACGATTATTAAGAGTTTCTTGAGTTATCCCAGATGAAGATAGATCTATATCATCTACAAGATATTTTAATTGTTCATTACTACTTCCGGGAATTGCATTTCCAAATGGGTGATTTTCAAATTGTTCCCATATTTGTTTTGCTTTTCTAATCGCTTCTTTTTTTGTAACTTCTGGGAGAGATTTTCTTGCAGGAATAAGTTTTTCTCTAACAAAAGAGTCTGTAAATTCACTATTTTCAAACATAGCGGTTTTTGAATACATACCCCATTGTCCCTTTGGTCTTGCATATTCTGCTGGTTGTGGATTATGCTTAGGACGAACTATTTTCCATTTTTTATTATTAATGACTTTTTCTTCAGGCTTGTCATCTTCTTCAATAGAATCTGGAATTCCTTCAAAGGTTGTTTCTGCAACTTCATCTCCAATTGCCATTTGTCTTTGCCCATGAGAACTTGTTTTCTTTGCAATATTAATTATTTCTTTATTATTAAGTTTATTAAAATCTATGTAGTTGTGAACTATGCCATATTCCCAACCAGCCTTATAACTCTGTTCTAGTATTTCCCAGAATTTTTCCCAGTCATCGTTGGGAATATCTGTTTTTTCAAAAAAATGAGTATAATTTTTAACTATAATACGAACGCCTTCTCCAACAATTATTGGTTCAAAATTATTTCTTAATCTCTCTCTAAATAATTCTAATTGGTTTGGATTGTAATGTCTATCTGGTTCAACATAATCGTCTGATTTATTAAGTTCATTATAATTAATTCTGGCTAACGCTGTTTGTGCATTATGAAATCCATTAACAACACCTTGAAAACGAATATTATCAGCAACTAAAGCATTTTTTGAAGATTTTAAGTCTTCCGACTCTTCAATTACTTGATCTTCGTGGTCATTAAGCAAAAAGTCTATTTGAGCCTCTTCTTCATCCCAGTCAGATGAAATAATTTTCCATTTAGATAATTTTGAAGATGTTTCTTCTTTAAATGTCTCATCCCACGCTTTATAAAAAGCATTATTATAAATTAATTCATTTTCTTTTGTGTTTGTAATATCAAATATGTCTTTTAATATAATCTTTTTTTCTAAATATCCTAACTCTAACATATAATATTCTATTCGATCCAGAATAAGCCATTGAAGTTCTGTTTTAAACGATCCAACCCAATAAACTTCATCTTTCAAAACATTATCTGCCATAGTTCTGAGTTGTTCAATTCCTAATCCTAATTGATTTTTATTAATTAAACGATTTTCTTCCGTTTGATGAAAATGAATCATTTTTTCTTCATATGTATTTAAAGGAGAAATTATCTCACCATCATCGTCCAACCATACTTTTTTTTCTTTATCGTAATGTTTATTTAATCTATCAGTGTTATATCTATCAATCCATGCTTTTAAAATTCTAGAGGCTTCCCACCCGGCTCTTTGAGGTAATAGAACAGGAACTTCTTCTATTATTTTATTTATAATTTGTTTTGTACTGTCAGTATAGTCGTCATGAGAAGCGATCTTACCACGATATTGAAGATCTTCTTTTACCCAGTCATAAATTTCTTGCCAATTTATATTTTCTACTTTAAGTAAATATCTTTCAATATCTTCTGGCTCTGGTTCTCCAAAGAAACCAAATTGCATCTGTTCCATCTCTTGAACATATTGCTTTTGCTTTTGCAAACTAAACGGAAACTGTTTTCTTGCTTGCTGTTTCCATGTTTTTCTAAGTTCATTTTTTTGGGCTTCTACATCTTGTTCGTCTGATATATTTTCCCAATTTTGAGCAATTCCTTGATTATAAGGATTAAGCACATTTTCAATCATCCAATTAGCAAGGTCTTGAACAGAGCCACCTTGACGAACAATCTTTTCCATTGTCTTAATAGAAGGACGCAATATTCTTGAGTCCGATAATATTTGTTCAACTAAAATTTCTGTTTCTGGAGTAGACCAATTTTCATATTGAGAAGCAGTTTTAGATTGTTGCCTCATCCAATCAACAACTTGTGGACTTGGAGAAGCAGGTTCTGGCTCGGGCAACTCACCCTTTACGTTATAAAGATCCATCATTTCTTGATCGGGGTGAATGTTACGATCATTTTGCTCTCTCTGTCTTTGCTCTTTCCATTTTTCAAAAAATGCTTCAGCAATGTTATAACCACCTAAAACATGGTTTATTTCTATTTCTGCTCGTCTTTCTAGTTCTCCAGTATAATCATGTGCTTCATCCCACAAATATTGTCTTATAGTATCTTCTATGTCTGCCCAATGTTCTTCATATTCTTCTGTAGTTAACTGATCTTCAATATTTATATAAAAATCAATTGCTGTTTCTACAAAATATTCAAACCAACGTCCCGCCTCTTCTGTTGCCCATTCTATTGCAAGATTTTCTTCAGGATTTGAATTATTAACTAAGGAGTTAACATATTTTTTAAAAATTGCCTCGTCAGACCACACACCTAATGGTACTAACTGCTCAAAAACTATATCTTCCCAGTCATAATCTTCAAGAAAAGAGGTAACAATCGAATCTCCATCTATAGTTTGAACTTCTTGAAGAATCATCCAGTCAATTTCTGACCAGTCTCTAATATCTTTTTCCTCTTCTTCCTCTTCTTCTTCATCCCACTCATCTGCTGCAACAATCTTCCTTTTAGAACCCTTCCACCAACTTTCAGGTTCCCATTTGTCAAGATTTTTATATCTTCTTAACTCTTCTTCTTCTTGTTCATTTCTTTCTGGTTTATTTTCATAAAAGTCTACAATATCAGAAGGAGTCCACTTGGGGTGATCTTGATGGTCTAACTCGTATCCAGTTTCAGTATAAACTTCGTACAAAGCGTTATTAATAGCATAAGGACCGCCAAATGCAGTTTGACGAACATTATTATGCATTATTTCAAACTGACTATGTATTTCATCATCATCTATATACATCAATGATTCAAATATTGGCGTAAAAATATCAATAAATGCATCTTGGATAAATGAATCAAGATCATATGCTGGGCCATTGTAACCACTTTCTTCTTTGATTTCATCAATATAATCATACCAATTATATAATATTTCGTAAGCAACTTTAACCTTTTCAAATACAGTTGCTTCAGATTCCCAATCAAACGTCGCAGTTTTCTTAAGATTTTCTATCATTGTATGATAAAGGCGAGGCAGGAACTGATTGGGCATAGCAGAAACTTTTGTTTGAAAATGTTTTTCATATCCTGCTCTAATCTCATCATCCGATTCTCCACTTAAACGCCCTTGAGAGATATAATTATACATGCTTTCCATTTTTTGAAGCAAGTCGGGCATTTTATTGTTAATAAATTCTTCAATTGCTATAATTCTTGTTTCGCTGAAAGAATAATAACTTTTCTTCCAATCAGGGAATAGTGATTCTAATAATTTTTGATGATTTGTAAAGTCTATCCACGAATCATGAAGCCGTTCCATTTTTAATTGATTGGGAACAACTTCCATTCTATCTGGATATTTTTCAACGGTAAAACCGCTTCCCATTGATGGAAGATCTTCTAAAACAACATCAAATGCATATTTTTCAATTAATTGCTTAGTTTGATTTTCGTTTTGTTCTAATTGATTGTAGTATTGAGTATATAAATCTTCAAATCCCCCTGCAATCTTCCATTTAGAAGTAAAATCCCAAGGCTTTTTAGGAAAGTCTTCTTCAGTTGCCCAATTTAAAGGCTCATCAGATCCACGCAATGTCTGAATCTTCCATTTATCTTTAATTTTCTTACGATGCTTTTTAGCCTCGTTCTCATCTGTCTCTTTGGGACCAAGATAGGCTTCGGCGTCTGAGTCTACTGGGTCATAAAAACGTTCAATGTTGTTTATTACAGTAGGCCATAAACTTAAAACTTTACTATCATTTAATAAATCTTGAGCGTATTTGTTTAACTCGTTATACACATAGTTATTAATAGGTTCATATACACTTATCAGTTTGTTAAGTTGATCGGATAAATCATCCCAACCATTAAGCGCTTCGTCTAAGAATCCTAAAAAGTCTAAACTATTCATTTCGAAAGAAAGATACCTTTCAAGAAGCATATCTTCTTCTAACCAAATTATTTTATCATTTGTTAAATTTGTTAAATCATTGCGAATTTTTTTAACAAAATGAAATATGTCGCCTCTAACTTCATCAATAGCCTGATTTGCAAAATATCTATTAGTGTCTTCCCAATCTACATGCTCTCTTGCTAAATCTTCTATATCATAAATTAAATCTGTATCATTATCATATAATTCTCTTAATTCTGGAGAAACGCCGCTTTGAGGGCTTTCAAGATAATCATAAATGTCTCTCCAAATTGCTTCTGATATGCTATCTTCGGCAACATAAATTGCATCTCTATAAGTAGAGTCTTGCACAAATTCTAAATCAGAATAAGCGGTATCTTTATAAGCATCCATATAATCTATGGGATATGGAGCAACATCTTTTGCTAGTTCTTCTATTTCTTTTTGAATTTGAGTAGAGTAATCAGATGCTACCTTACTCTCCCATCTTTTTTTAGGAAAGTCGTCTTCGCTAGCCCACTCAAGTTTTTGCCCCGGCTTGCGTTCCGTTTGGATTTTCCATTTATCGGCTATATTTCTGCGATGTTTTTTAGCCTCATTTTCGTCTGTTGCTTCAGGGCCAAGATAGGGTTCTCTACTTTCTGGCACAGGATTATATAATTCGGAGATATTTGCACTCTCTGAGAATGCCGCTCTTAGCCTTTCTTCATCAATATTTTCCCAAAATCCTTCATCAACGTCAAGATAAAATTCTTCTATAAGAAAATAAGGATCTTGAATATAGGGATTAGGTTCTCCTTCTTCAATATAACCTGTTGCAGCACGAAGTTCATTGTATGCATTAGATTCATAAATATGATCTTCTATTAAAGAAGTCTTTCCTTCTTTAAGGTTTTCTAAGTAATCAATTCTATCTTTAACAGACCAGTACCTAACAGAATTTTCAGACAGATCCATTACATATTCAGCAAAATATTTACCCTCTTGATATCCTGCCTGATTAACAGATTCTTCAATAATCTGTGCATATTCTATTCCAAGATTCCGAACAGACTGTTCAATATACTCAAAAAATTCCCATCTGTTTTCTTCAGTTCTTAGTTCTTCTGGGACTGTATTATAAAAATATCTTTCTGCTTCATCAATAAGGCTTTGTTTTAGCCTTTCATACATTCCAAGGAATTGCGCTCTTTCCCAGTATGCTATATTTTTTGGATTTAACCCAAGAGATTTTCCTGCAAGATTGGCATATTCTGCTAATAAATATTCTTCTGGATCATAAAAATTATTATTTATTCTGTCGTTTGATTGTTTAGTATGAGAGCCTTTCCACCATTCTTCGGGTTCCCATTTTTCTTTTACTTCTTCTGTTTTCTTTTTACGTTCATCTTCGTTAATTTCTTGATGAAGTACTTCGTTGGCTTTTTCTTGACGCCGATCCCACTCTTCTGAAGTTTTTGCACCAGTTTCTATAATTTTTTCAAAATATTCAAAGATATCTGTTTTATTGCCAAACCAATCTTCCATAAATTGAACTTCTGGGTATTTATCAACCCATTTTTTTAATTCGTTTAAAACTTTTTGAATTTTAGGAATAGCGGAAGGAAAATATGAAAGCCATTCTTGTTTATCATATTGGCGATTAGCAAGTTGATCGTTTATACTATCAAGAATTGGATGTAAACTTTTTTTAATTTCTTTTTCAGTAGGTTCCCAATTTTTGTTTATATTTTTACCACATTCATCACATTGCTTCCACCAATCATCTTCATCGGGATATTCATCTTTAAATAACGAGGGGTAAGAACCACCTTCAAAGTCAATATAATCTCCGGGTTTTAGATACTGCATATACTTTTGGGCACAATCTTTACATATGTCAGACCCATAATCATCTTGATTTTTAAATATAACGTAGTGTTCGTCGCGTGAGTCTAAAGGGCTACTTGTTTTAGAGGTAAAGTCCCAAGGTTTTTTAGGGAAATCTTCTTCTGTTGCCCAGTTTAATCTGTCTCCCTTTGATCGGTCGTAATCAACCTTCCATTTGTCAGCGATATCTCTGCGATGTTTCTTGGCCTCATTTTCGTCTGTCTCTTCTGGGCCAAGGTACGGCTCTCGTGAGGGGTCAACAGGTTCATACAAATGTCTTGCGTCTGCTCCCAAAGAGTCTTCCATCTTTCGCACACTAATATTACTCCGAAATCCTTCGTCTAACCCCTCGCTCCAATCATCGTATCCGCTGTTTAGACTGGCTTCCTGAAGAACTTCAGCGGCATTGTGAAAAGAATAAACTTCATCAAAGTCCCACATATTTGCATATTCAAGAAGATTAGAATGTCCTTCTTCGATATTTTTTATTTCGTCCAGTCTAGCCGCAATCGGCCAACTTTTTACTTCAGCCGGGTCAAAATCCATAAAGTAGGAGGCAATTGTTTTTCCCACTCTTTTTGCATCTTCATAAATTGCATCATAGATATCCCTTGAATATCTATCAATAATTCCGTAAATTTCTTCTTCGACGGCTTCAATAAACTTTTCTTTTACTACTTGTTCATCTTTAATATTATATCGTTTAACAAAACTATCGGCAAAATTATGTACTTCGTCTTCAAGATAAAAAAGATCGTTAGAAAGAAGTCTTTTATCTGTCACCAAATCACTAATAATATCGGCCTTTTCCCAGTACCGTAGATTGGTAGGGTTAACAGTTATGCTTTTGTTTTTCTGCTGCACATAACTTTCAACTATAACTTGTTCAAGATCATAGAACTTATCTTTCATCTCTTGAATTAATTCAGGGGTGGCTGCAATAACCCTTTTCCGTTTAGAACCCTTCCACCAGTCGGCTGGTTCCCATTTGTCAATAATTCTTTTACGGTGCTTTCTGGCTTCGTTCTTATCTGTTGCCTCTGGCCCCAGATTAGTTTCCATATTTTCTGGGAGTGGGTTATATAAGTCATAGAGATTAGAAGGAATATAACCCATATCATCTGGTTCTGGCTGCTCAGATTGGTATTCGAATCCCCATTGATCCCAAAGTTCTTGATAATCAACATCTTTGCGTTCAATTAAATTGACAGCATCATTTTCTTCTTCGTTCATACGATCAATAACTTTATTTATTTCTTGAACAAAATAATCAAACGACTGGCCGTTTTCCATTATATTAAAAAATCTGTCGTAATCGTCATCATCATCGTAAGTTTCAGACCAGATTCTTTCTTGAATGTCTGGGTTGCGAGCAGAACCTTTCCACCAACTTTGCGGCTCCCATTTGTCTTGAATATTTTTTTGACGTTTTTTATTATTTTGTATATCATATTCTTCAGAACTCATATCTTCAGGCGAAATAGAAATA